TCCATATAGTCGGCAATTTCACTTAGACCGTTTACCATGTCGATTGTTGTTGTATTTTCCATTATATCTAGTATACCTTACTCTGAGCCTTCTGTGTAATTTAGGAAGGCTAATTCTTCAATCATTTGTTCTAGGATAGAAAACTCTACGACTGCCAAACGAGTCTTCTGTTCTCCATCACCAATCACAACTACAATAGCAGGGTCAAGTTTGTTCTTGATTGCGTCTGTTGTTGCCTTAGCCCACACTTCTTTGTTAAGTGTAAAAGACTTTCCAACCTCTTTAAAGTCTACGCAGAAGTTGTGCCATGTAGCATCACCCTTCTTTGTGTTACGACCAGAGTTCTTATGCTGAGTAGCACCAATACGCTTACTCTCATTCTTCTCGCTCAAAGTCTCTCCTGTCTTTTCTAGTGTCAAGATTAACTTCGTTTAGGTGTTTGTCTGGACACATCCAAGATAGCTTCTTTTGTCCTGGATAACTACGAATAGTCTTTGACTCAAGCTTGCATGTGTGACATGGAAATATTCCTGGGTAAATGTTATACCTAGCCATTTAACTGATCCTCAATAGACTTACGGAATTCATCATTCTCACGGACATAGTTAATGAATGCTTCTCTACCCTGCACCTTTTTGTCTTCAGACACAACGTACCAAGCACCTGTTCTCTCTACGATACCAGCAAGCTCTGCAGTGTCTACGAGGTCACCAATAGCATCAACACCAACAAATGGACCACGGAAATAGAAGTCGTACTCACCAGACTGAAAACCTGGAGAAGTCTTAGAGAACTGAACTTCCCATCGAACCTTGCGACCAATCTTTTCTTCAATCAGCTTATCTCCTACAGGAATCTTACCCTTGATAGCTTGATTGTCAGACTCAGAAGAGAACAGCTTAATTACTGTAGACGAATAGAACTTTGTTGCCTGACCGCCTGTAGGCTGTTGTGAAGTGTACATGGCAGAGATGTTATTACGACTCTGACTAATAAGTACAAACAAAGTAGGCTTTGGCTTATTGTTAGCATAGTTAATCATCTTCCATGCATTACTAAAGTCTCGTGATTCAGCACCAATCTGCTTAGTGTTCTCAAGATCTTTTAGTTCATCGCTACCCTTTTCAAAATAGATAGCAGGAAGCAGTGATGTAATTGAATCAACTACAATGAGGTCTACACCTGCATTCATAAGTTTCGTACCTACGTCTACCATCTCGTTAATTGTACGAGCTTGTGAGTAGATAAGCTTTGATGTATCTACCCCCAAACGAGCAGCCCACCCCTTATCGTAGGACATCTCAGCATCAATCCACGCACAGATCTTGCCCTCTTGCTGTGCAAGACCAATCATTTGAAGGCACATAGAAGACTTAGCAGAAGACTTGCTGCCCCAGATAAGCACCTGACGACCATATGGAAGCCCTCCACCAAGAGCACGATTAAGACCGTAACTTGCCGTAGGCTGTAGGACAGTCTCTGGTGTTTCATCTCCAATAAATAGATTCTTACGAAGCTTAGGATCAAGCTTTGCGATAACATCTTCCATTGTCATTGCCATTAGAAACGTACTCCATTCTTTTCTGGACGAGTCTTATTAAACCCAGCCTTGTTTGCTAGTGCGTGATCAAGAGATACACGAGTGTAGCCATGCTCAACCAGACCAGCATATAGGTCCAGGGTGCGAATAAGAATATCTGCCATTTCATCTGACACAGCATGTTCACCCTTATCCTTACGAATAGCCTCCATTACCTCTACAGTCTCAGATACAATCATCATAAGCTGTTTGGTAATAAAGATATCGTCTACATCTTCAGGCCAAAAGCCCTTCTCCACAGCAGTCGTGTGAAGCTCGGTACAAAGATCATCAAACATTTACATCCTCCAATATTGTTGTTCCATCTTTAGTTTTGTTAAAGCTAAACTTGTATGCCTTGCCTTCTTCAATCTTCATGTATGCCTTTGCGTATTGCAATGGGAACACTGTGACTGGATGCAAGTCTCGTGCAGTATCTGCAAGAGTTAGGTATGCCATCTTCTTCCCAGCCTTTGTAATTCGTGACTTGAAAGATACAACATACATCTCGTCGTCTGTATATGGCAACTGCTTGTAATTCAAGAACTTAATCAGTGCTGATGCAGACCCCTTGGCTTCATCTACAGGTACAGCAGACAGTACACGATTATCACTAGCAAGAATGATATATGTACGCCCTGCTTCAATTGAAGAGTCTTCATCATCAAAGATACCTACAAGACCAGTCTTGTCTAGGATCTCTACACGGCTCCAGCCCTTGCCTCGCTTGATATTCTTGACCATACCCATGAGAATAAACGAACCCTTTTCCTCATAATCTTCTGCAGTGTCAATGAATGCATGAAAGTGTGTTGGCACTGACATATTAAACTCTGGAAGGTTTAGATACTCATACAGATTCTCTCGAATCTCTTCCTGGTTAGCAGGATTATCATCAAAGGCAGTAGCACCAATAAGACGCATTGATGATAGAGCACGACTGTTTACTCCGTTACCCTTGCCAAACGTAAACTCTTCAACTTCCTTGTATGACTTGAATGGTCGAGCAGCAATGTACTTAGAAGCAATATTATCAGATACAAACTTGATAGCACTAAGTCCAAATCGAATACCCTTGCCCTCAATCTTGAAGTCAATGTCAGACTCATTAACATGAGGAAGACGTACAGGAATATTCATACGCTTTGCCTCAATGAGGTATTCGGTACGAGCATCCTTATCCTTCTCATTCTTAAGAAGAGCAAACATAAACTCAATTGGGTAGTGGTACTTTAGCCATGCAGTCCAGTAAGACAGCGTAGAGTAGGCTACAGCGTGGCTCTTGTTGAACGAATAACCAGCGTGTGCCTCAAAGTCATGCCACAGGTCACGAGCACCCTCTTCTCCAAGGTACTGGGAAGCACCCTGTACGAATTGGTCCTGGAACTGATCGAACTCCTTAGCATCCTTCTTCTTACCAATAATCTTACGAACCTTATCAGCCTCTGCCATTGTCATACCGCCGAGGTTTGTACACGCAAGCATAACCTGCTCCTGATAAAGGATACAGCCATAGGTGTCAGACGTAAAGTCTTTCATAATCTTGTGCTTGAATCCAATAGCCTGACGACCTTGCTTACGAGCAATGTAGTCTTTACCAATAGTATTCATAGCACCTGGGCGAACAAGAGCATTAGATGCTGCAAGTTCATCAAAGTTTTTTACGCCCATCTTTACGATTAGGTTGGTATAGGGCGTAGCTTCACACTGGAACACACCCTTAGTGTATCCGTCTGATAGCATTTGATATACATTAGAGTCCTCCATAGGAATTTCTAATGGCTCAATCTGAATGCCGTGGCGTTCCTTGATAATCTTAATAGTGTCGTCAAGCACACTCAGGGTCTTAAGACCAAGAGCATCAATCTTAATAAGACCAATACGCTCTGCCTCTGCCATATCAACAGCAACAACTGGAATACGTTCCTTTGTTCCTGGTGAGGTACGAGTCTCCATTGGAGCATACTTGAAGATAGGCTCCTTTGCAGTAACAACACCAGCAGCGTGAATACCAGTACCACGAATACGACCACGAAGTTGATCTCCATATTTCTCAATCTCTGGATATTTCTCACGGAACTCAGCAGTAGACTTTGAGTTGCAGTAGTCATCCCAAGTGTCAATAAGCTTCATAACCTTGTTAACTTCTGGAAGAGGAATGTGAAGTACACGAGCAATGTCTCGTACAACACCCTTGTCCTTAAACTGCAAGAAGGTAGCAATAGACGCAACGTGACGGTATTGTTTAACTAGATACTCTTTTACTTCATCACGGCGAGAGTCTTGAATATCAGTATCGATATCTGGAAAGTCATTTCGTTCTGGGTTAATAAAACGGAAGAATAGAAGGCCATGAATAATTGGATCAATATCTGTGATGCCAAGAGCATAACACAATAGAGAACCAGCAGACGAGCCACGACCTGGACCAACAATGATTCCCTCTTTCTTTGCCCAGTTAATCATATTACGAACCACCAAGAAGTATGGTGCAAACTTCTTATCTTTGATAATCTCAAGCTCTTCGTCTAGACGGTCAAGGTATTCCTGATTGCCGACTAGACCACGAGCAGTAAGCCCCTCCATAGCAAGAGTGCGAATCTCTCCATCAGGGTCACGGTACTGTGCAGGAAGCAAGTCAATGTGGTCCTGAATATCATAGTCTTCAATCTTGTTTACAATTTCAAGAGTAGCATCATACATGTCTTCACGGTCAATCCCCTGAGCCTTCATGGCATTGTGCATCTCTTCATCTGAAAGCAGATGAATCTCAAACTTATTAAATGACATTTGACGGTCTGCACCATAAAGGTAGTCAAGTCGATCCATAAGGTTGTCGTACTCACGAGACTTCTCGTATGTAGCATCCTTCTCAGTTTTATTAGAGTATGAGTTAAGGATAAGCTTAAGCTCCTGGATTTCCTTCTGTGCAGGGTCAGAGTGGTGACAGTCAGGAGTGACCACAGGCTTAATACCAAACTCGTCTGCAAGGTCTAGAATAGTCTGATTGATCTCAGCAGGATTATGAGGCATTACCTCAAGGTAGTAGTCGTCACCAAATGTATCCTTGCACCACTTGATGTGCTCCTTTGCGTATGCAAGTTCTCCAGCTTCAATAGCCTTTGCCAAGACACCACTAAGGCATCCAGAAGTAATAATAAGACCTTCTTTGTACTGCTCAAGAATTGTCCAGTCAATGCGTGGCTTCTTGTAAAAACCCTCAGTCCATGCAAGTTCGTTAAGCTTGTTAAGGTTCTCAAGCCCCTTGGCATTCTTAGCAAGGATAATAAGGTGGTTATAGTTAAGGTCTAGAGGATCATTCTTTTCTTTCTTGTCCTCGTGTAAAAGTCGGTCTTTTGTAATGTACCCCTCAATACCTAGAATAGGCTTGATACCTGCTTCTTTAGCAGCACGATACATTTCACGGTGTCCAGACAGCGAACCATGATCGGTAATAGCAATGGCTGGCATTCCTAGGGCGACGGCTCGGTCAACATATTCCTGTGGCGTAGCGATACCGTCGAATAGCGAGTAGTGGGTGTGAACGTGTAGTCCAGCGTAACTCATTTAAAATCTCTCTGTAGAAGTTTATAGGGGGGCAGCCTGTATTCAAGCCACCCCCCAATTGTTTTACCAGTCGATGCTGGATGTGGATGATGCAGAAGAAGGAGTATCAAAGCCTAGGTAGAAGGCTTCCTGCTCTGCATATGGGATGTTCTTGAGTGCAGACTCAAGTGGGTATGGCTTAAAGTCTCCCCAGTTGAATGGTTCTGCATCTGGAGCAGAAGGAATGAGTGTGTAGCTTGTTTCAGTGCTAACACCATTACGCTTTAGCTTCCAGGAGATGTTGGAAATACTTCCAGTCTCAAGAGCATACTCACGGATTGTGTTGAAAGCTGACTGCTTTCCAACACCCATTGACCAGATGGCAATGTATGGGTCTTCCATACCGTCGTCAACAAGTACGTTGCAGTAGAAACGAAGGCGACCCTTCCAACCTGCATTGTTCTTGTAGTCCTTACGGTACATTTCCTCAGCCCAGTCACGGCCCTCGGAATCCATTGTGTCTACAGCCTTACGCTTGTAGTCCTTTGGATTGGTGTGCTCCTTTACAACAAGAGCAAGACCACGGTCTGCATTGTAGTTAGCTGAATCTTCGTCAAGCTCTTCTACAAAACGGATCTTAACTGCCTGACCATCAGCAATCTTCAGCCAACGCACTCGTGGTGAATCTTCGTCATACTTTGGCTTATCAAGCAGGGCATTGATATTCTTGAGTCCCTTTGTTACGCTCATTTTATTTCTCCTTTTGTTTTCTATTGGGTATATCAGTTTAGCATGGCATCGATAGATTTGTCAAACGACACATCGAGATGCTTGATAGCGTCGTCGTCCATGTCTCCGATGTCTTTATACTCTTTATTTAGTTGTACTACAGTAACACGATTGCCAAGTCTTTCTACAAGCCTGTCTTTCATGTTACCGCCAGCTGCATCGTTATCAGCAATGACAATGATATCATTAAAGTAACGCTGAAGCAAGTCTATTTGAAAATTAGAAACATTTGCACCGAGTGTTGCTACTGATGCAAAACCACATTGATCTAGTCTAATAGCATCAAATGATGATTCAACTACATAAACTCTTGGTGCAGTCTTTACTCTGTGTAGGTTAAAAAGAACTTTTGATTTGGGCAGTCCTGGTGTGTTCTTGAACTCTTTACCCTCCACAGAACGCCCCACAAAGCCTACCAGCATACCGTCAGGCGAATGAACTGGAATAGTGACCATATCCTGTCTATCAGAATATCCTAAAGAGAAACGAATTACAGAGTCTTTTGAGATGCGACGACCTTGATAATATGTGACGGCTCTTGGAGACTCTAGTGCTATATTGTTTAATCGCTTAACAGTAAATTCATCAAACTGTGTGTACAAAGGTTTCTGGATTAACTGACGATTAATGTCATTCTCAATTGTGCTTTCCTGCTCTTTACCCTTGATGTATCTAACTGACTCAAAGTATGTGCGACCAGATGTGTGCATAATCAGTTCAACAAGGTCACAAGCCTTGTGGCAAGAAAAGCAAAAGAAAATACCAGATCGCTTATCTACTTCTCCAGCAGGAGTGCGGTGATTCCCATGAAAAGGGCAAAATACAATAAAGTCAGAATCAACTTCGCCTTCAATGTTTACTCCACTGCCGACGAGAACTCGTTGGACTTGCTCTTCTGTGTATAGACCATTCGTGTTTCGTCTACCCCAATTATCCATTCGCTTTTCTTCTTTCCCACATGTACGCCATACATTGATAATATAAATTCAAAATACTCTTTTTCTTCATTGTAATAAATTGTAAAATCTGGATTAATATCTAGCCTAGGAACATATCCACTTAAACGCATTTCTATGATTAATAGCCTGGTGTACTCATTTCTGAGTCTACCTATTGCTGATTCATCCTTTATTGTGCCGTCTAATGTAAACCTTTTGAGTGGTTTGTGGTGGACATTTTCCATAGTTTAATTATACTAACCATCTTCATAATCCTTGTACTTATAGAATCCTTTGTCGAAATCAGCCTGTACTAGGAACTCTCCCATAAAGCCGTTACGGTTTTTACGGAAGACACACTCAATGATATCAGAGTTTGTGCCTCGTCCGAGTGCCATTACCCAGTCAGCATCATAAGCAATCTGTCGTGACCACGAGGTTTGTCCAAGTGTTGGAACAGTGTCAAGCTTATTAACATCGTCTGGTGTAGCAGAAGAGATAGCAATAATTGGAATCTCGTCTGAGATAGCAAGAAGCTTTAGTTCACGAGACAAGTTCTTCATACGAACAACCTCAGACTCTGACTTTTGGTTTGGAGACATAAGCTGAAGGTAGTCCACAACAACAAGATCGGGACTGTATTGGTCAATCTTTCCACGAATAACTGATGGCGTAACTTCTCCACCAGAATCATTAGAGATAATGTGAAACTCTGGACGACCCTCTACATTCTTCTTGTGCCACATCTTTAGCGTATCAATCTCTACATTACCTGCAGAAAGTTGGCGGTGTGACCACAGACCCTCGCCCATGATTGTAAAGACACGGTTACGAACCTCTGTCTCTGACATCTCAAGGCTGATAATGAGTGGTGACTTGCCCTGCTTCCATGCTTGTACTGCAAAGTAAAGAGACAGCCAAGACTTACCAATACCTGGATATGCTAGGAATACTCCAAGCTGTCCTGGCATAATGCCAGCAGGTAGATAGTTATCAAACCCTGGAAGACCAGTCTTAATACCAATCTGACCAAGTTCGTTTTGCTTCTGAACATTCTCGTAGTAAGCAACTGCAGACTCAAGGTCGGTAACATCAACATCTCGAATAACAGCGGTATCTTTCTTAAGCTCAGAAGTCTTTGAGATCAGTCCCTCAAGAGCCTCTACGCCTCTACCACTCTGAACCTCTGTTGCTGCATTACGAAGAATGTCCTTAAGATTATCATTAAGATATTCTGCCTGTAGTTCATCTAGGTGATGCTTGGTTGACCCAATACCCTGGACAGGCTCAAAATCACGAAACTTCTCTACAATCAGAGATGTTGGTGGCATTGCACTATTTTGCTCAAAGTAGTGGCGAATGAATTCCCAGATATCTCCATGTGTACGAAGGAGCTTGTCGGCATTTGCCTGTAGCATTACATGCATCTGCTTATCTTCTAATACAGCAGAGATAAGCTTTGACTCTGTGTTATTCACTTAGCCACTCCTTTGCTTTCTGACGGCGTACTGCACGTTCCCTCTTATCTTGTTCTACTTGTAGTCTGGCATCAACAAGCTTATCTGCGTAGTTAGCAAAGTACTTCCATGTAGGAGACTCTGCAACATCAAAATAGTAATCTAACAGATCGTAGCAGTGTGACATACCATATGATTCAATGAGAGCATCTGCTGCCCATTGTTCGACATTAATATTGTACGATGGTCTTTCCTCATACCTTGCGGTATGCAGCTTAGAATAGCGACTGAGCAAAGCCATACGGTCTTTGCGTTCAGCCATTACTCCTGGACTTCTTCCTTTGCATCGTTGATCTTAGCAATAAGCTTCTCTTCTACAAATCCGTAGACACGCTCAAACGCCTGATCGATGTTCTCTCCATCACGGCGTGAATCAACAACGCCCAAATCAATTCGAAGAGACTGAAAATTACCAAGGTTAAGAGTATAACCAAGAGTAACATTGATTTTAGTATTTTCATTTTCCATTTGTTTCTCTCTTTCCACTTATAGTGTTTCAGACCAAACAGGGATGAATTCCCCATCTGCAGTCCTCGTATATGTAAGGATACCATCTCCCATACGCCTTGTCAACTCCTGGCGTGTCGGAGTTATATTGTTATTGATAAGACCATCCTTACGAGGTCTTCCAATGTTCTGTTTAGAAAGTATATCACGAATCTCGTGTACCTGTGTTTCTGAGTAGTAACATCTAATTTGCCACCCTCGGACTTTTCCAATTGATGAACCTGTTGGCTCTGGTATAAGTCCAGACTTCATTAGATCAGGAAGATACTTTTTATTTCTATTTACAAGTAGTGCTGTTTCAGCAACACTGTATGCTCGCTCTCGCTTACTTCTAAAGTCACCAAGAAGGCATGACTCTATTTGTCCTTTGTTAATGTTGTATACAGACATGATACCACTCGCACGACTAAGGTGGTGTACCCTTACCAAGTCACCATTCATAAAATATACTTTTTTATTGCCTGGAATAATTGGAGAAGAGTTGTATTCTTCTAGTGGTATCATAATTACCTAAACTGGAATACCAACAATTAAAAGATTAATACTAACAGATGATACACCAACAGTATTAAACTTTACAATACCTTCTACTGAGTTTGTTGTAATTCGTGTAAGAACAACAACAATGTCCTTGCTGGCAGTTGTGGTTGATTGGTTAGTAATAATTGGGGTAGCTGTAACAATTGGAACATATGCAAAATCAGAAAAGTTATATGTAAACTTTTCTTCTGTACCACTAGTAGTAGTTGTGTTGTTTGTTACAGAAACGATACCGCCAGCAATTCGAGCATTAGAAGTTCTAACACTTTGCTGACCATTTGCTACAGTATCAATTGTTGTATATTTTGTAACAGTTGGTGAAAGCTCATTTGATAGATTATTAATACCTTCAGCAAGCTGATAAATATATGACAGATCTAATGGTTGTCCACGATCTGGAAGGGGTACTTTAGCCATAGTTATAGTATATCAGATTGTGAGCTTATTAAAATCAAGTGGCAGATTAGGTTATGCTTTAATAATATAGTTCATGGTGATGTATGGCTGAAGATTGTTATGAGCTTGTGAAGCATTTGTTGCAGTAGTGTTGACAGTTGTAATTCCAGTAGTAGCCGCAATGTTTGTTGCAGTATTGTTTTGGATTGCCGGTGTTTGTCCATCTGTGCGGATGTTTCGGTTACCAGTACCACCACCCCAAGATTCCGTAAACGCTCCACCCCCACCGCCAGTATTGTTTACGTTGGGGACGTAGTGGTCGTGGGCAGACTGAGTGTGGTTGTGGGGATTTTGGCTATGATTATGACCTGGATCAGTAATACCGTGATTATGGGCAGGTAGGCCAGACTGAGCACCTGTGAGCACTACAGACTCTACACCGCCAGTTGAGCCAAGGGTAGCGAAAGTGCCAGTAGTATTTTGTCCAACTGGTACTCGTGTTCTAAGGTCGGGAACATTAAAGGTTGTACCAGACGGCAATCCATAGGGAGAACTAGCTCCACCAAGAACCTCAAAGAGTGCTGGGTAGTCCGCTCTAAGTTTGCTTGATCCATCACAAATCAAATATCCCTCTGGAGCAGTCGCACCAGCAAATGCCATTGTTACACCAATTGGGACTCCAAGTCTTTTTTCACTAAGCCAAGCTCCAGTTGCTGCGTCATAGTAATAACCATTTGACTTTTGTCCGTCAGTTGGGCTACTAGGAAAATTGTATGCCATTACTCAGTCTCCGCAGGTTTAGGGTACTTTTCTTTTACTGCTAAACATGCTGCAATATAGTCGTCAACCTGTTGCTGATCACCTTTTACAATACCGTCCAGATAATCCGCCATTGGGGGGTACTCTGGTGCACGGAGTCGTGTGTATTCAAGTGCATCGTAATCAGCCTGTATCCGAGCTACCTCTTCAAGAAGAGCTTCTTCCGTAGGCTTTTCAATATCTTCACTAAGCCACTCAAGACCAGAGTAGTCTTCACCAGTAAGTACCCACTGTGAACCTGGGGCAAGTGTTTGAATTGCGTCTGGAATTCCAAATATTCTATTCATATTTTAATTATACACTATCCAATTCTAATTATTCTATTCATCATTTTCCTTACTGGGCTATTTCCCAAATTGTACCTGTTGAAACCATGTTTTCATAAGCGTCCTGCCCAGCAAAAGATACCGTTCTATTTAGGTAAAGCGTGGCGGAAACAGCGTCAGAAGCCCTAGGCGCTGGTGCATAAGTTTGCGGCTCGGTAGACCCAGAGATACATGAGTATTGCAGAAAAATGTTGCTAGGAGTGGAGGAGTCGTTGTTGTCATAGTCCATTGAAGCAAACCCAGACCATCTAGCGTTTCCTGCCTCGGAGTTATAGCCAGTCTCATTAGTGGTCGTAATTAAAGCCCCGTTTCTATGAATAAGGAAAACGGTATTATTGGCTACTTCAATATTCATCATCCACTGCATAATTAGCCTACTATTTGCAAATTTTGGTGTAATACTGAGGTTTAATTGAGTAATAGTTACCCCATTACCAGAGTTAGCAGAAGAAATTGTTGTCCTAGCGTCGCTTCTAACTGTCTGCACCTGAACCACTGAACCAGGGTAGTAAAATTGTCCTGTTGCACTGGCAGTTGCAACCGTATTTCCGCTGGTGTTTTGCCAACGGTCAAATCTCATTGTTGATGTCATAATTATCCTATCAAAAATCCTGAAAAACCGTTGTGGGCGTTGGGACCGCTTGCGTAAAGCGAAGTTCCTGTGGCATTAATAACTTTCATTTGGTCTGAAGCAGCAAGTTGAAGAGTTACAGAGCCGTGGTTTCCGTTGTAAAGACCAGTACTGGTTCCGTAAGGGTTTATTCCTACGTCAATATTGTTTTTTTGCAGTCTAAGCTCAAAGGTTCCGCCGTTGTTGTTCATTCCAAAAAAAGAAAAAAAGTAAACTCCAGCAATTGGGGCTGTAAAAATGCCAGTGCCAGCGTTGTAAGCACTGCCTATATTTGATATTACGGTATTCCAAATAATTGTAGTTGGTCCACTCGTAATGTTTCCAGCATCTCGCCTAGCTGAAAAAGCTATTGGATTTATTAAAGATACTGTTCCAGAAGCTGTAATTGAAAAAGCGTCTGCTCCAGCAGTGTTTGCAATGTTGTTTACTCTTAGCTCACTCACTGTGCTACCTCCATTAACATAAGTCCAGAAGTACCAAGCTCATGAGTTGTCGCTTGGTTCGCCCAGCCTACTGTTCTATTTGTAAAAATAGTTCCAGCACCACTGGCTAGATATGTAACTCTATAGGTTAGTGCTGAAGTAGAGTTTGGGGAATCAGAAAGAAAAAAGTTCATTGCTTCTGGCGTACTGTTTGCGTCATCTGCGGTGTAGCTAAGTGTTCCAATTGATATTCCGCTAATAATTGTTGCACCAGGATCGGGCTGTCTTCCAATCTGAGTACCGTTTCTACTAACGCCAAAAACAGAATCCCAAAGAAGTCCTTGTCCTGTTACTTCCCCAAACCATCTTGCCTGAATAATTATTTTACTAGTATTTCTTTTGGGTGTAATGGTGGCTACCAAACCTGAAATATCTAAGATTGTATTAGCAGCAACGCCTTGTGAAGTTCTTGTTACGTTGTCTACATTGACAACTTGTATAATTGAACCTGGAGCATAAAGTGTGTGTCCAGAAGGCACAGTAATTGTATTGTTGTTAACCGCTAGTCCTTTTAGTTCGCCAACAGTAAGTTCACTCATACTATACTCCAAGAAGATCCAGCTGGAATTGTTACAACTACCCCAGAGGAAATCGTAATAGGTCCAGCACTCATTCCATTATACCCTACTGGGATGCTATAGTTTGCAGAAATAGTTTGTGCGTTCATTTTAATAACATCAGTATCTTTACTAGCTACCCAGTTAGCCGTGGCAGAATCAAAAACTAAAGCATTTCCAGTAGCAACTCCAGTTGCATTTACATCTGAAAGGTCTTCTAAGTTGCCTAGTGGATCTAACTCCTGAACGGCTGATGCAAGAATTTCAACCCACTGAGAAGAAGTGCCATCATCGTAATACACAAAAGTAAATCCTGTATCAGAGTCATACCACAAATCTCCTGGAAACGGATTTTCGGGGGCACTGTCTGAAGTTGACATACTTGCAATAATAGAAGAATCAATAAGCCAAACATCTTTAGTAGAATCATAGGTATATCCATTATATACCTGCCCATTTGTGGGGCTATCAGGAAAGTCAAGTGCCATAATATTATTATACCTTAAAGTTGTTTGCTGTTTGGGCTATTGGGAAAGTCAAGTGCCATGTCTATATCCTACAGTTCCGCACTAAATCCAAGGAATGCTCCTGCGGTGTTAGCGGCTTCTAAAATAATTCCTTGACCCTGTGTATTAGCACCAACGTTTACAAGTATTGTTGCATGTGTTGATGTTGAGCGAGCAGTATCAAGTGTGGGTACAGCTGTGGCTGCAGTAGAGACAACTGCCATGACACGATAGTTGGCTGCCGTTCCAGTAGTCTCGGCTGATGTAGGAGCAATCCTCATAGGTACTGGGTATTGCATAAATGCAAGTGCACCAGTGCTGGAGTATAAAAATCCTGAACCAAAATCTCCAAACGCTGTCTCTGCATTTTTACGGTAGTAATACCTCTGACACGCAGCCAACTCTGCTTGAATGCTTGGAGCATTACGGCGGAATGGAGTGGCTATTGAGCCAGCTTCAAGTTGTACGCCCCAAAGGTCGATAGTATGGGCTAATGCATCAATAGTTCTAATAACTCTTACCTCAAGGAATGAGTTAGTTCCAATAGTTTTACCAGCAATAGAAGGAACCGAAAACGTTGCGGTGTATCTAGCCCATGATGTAGTCAGGGCATGAGTCACTGGGGGTGTTGCCACCGCTGTCGAACCACCAGTACCAAAGTTTTGTTCAATAATAACCACATTATTAACAGCAGCATCGGCTTTTGCCCAATATGAAAGCGTTACTGTTCCCCCTGCAAAAGTTCTAACATCCTCGATTCGCTGCTGTACTACTTGGAAGCTACCGCCAGCACTAACAGCATGTCTAAGAAAGAATTGGCCCTCGTATCCTGCAACTGGTGCTGCTCCTGGCGTAAATGCCTGTCTGGAAAGTGTTGCAGTCTTATCAGTAGCTTGAACCCACCTGTCTGCTGTATAAGCTGCTGCTTGGCTAAAACTTGTGCCTCGTTGCCAAATATCAAACGCACCATTGATGATGTAGTTATAACTCTGTTGCGCGTATGCCTCAATAGCCGTCAACCGACCATTTTGAGTAGTGTTCACACCTTCAACAGCCGTCAACCTACTGTCTTGAGTAGTGTTCAGTGTCTCAACGTCGGTGGTTCGAGATTCAAGGGACCCCACTCGGGTACGAAGATCTGTTCCACCTGATAGTCCAGAAACTGTTTGTACCCACTGAGAAGATGTTCCATCTTCATAATATATAAAAATATCACCAGTTTCAGAATCAAACCATAAATCTCCATCACCTGGATCTAAAGGCTTTGTTTCTGATATTGATATTCCTCCACCGCCACCACCACCTGTGGCATATAACAAAGTATTCCAAGGAGTTGTTCCATCCCCATATTTAATTTTACCAGTATCAATTTCAAATCCAGGTTCGGCTTGTCGCAATACCTCGTTTCTTAGCGTCCAGTCTGCAGCTAATCCACGACGAAGCTGAAGTCTTGTAATGTTTGTCATATTGTCGTGCCTCCGTCAATAGAAATTTCAAAAACATCTTTTCTGTATGGGCTTACTAGTGTATATACTGGTGACCAAATTGAATACTGTTTTTTATCACCAGAAACAATTCTATATCTACAAGCATATATACTAAGATATGTACTATAGGATGTGCCAGTTACAGTTGTTAATGAAACATTTGTAGCTGGATCAGAGTTATAGAAAAAAGAAAAAGTATATACGTTTGTTTCTCTATCTATAGATATGTCAGTAACTAGATGTGAACCATTAAAAATTGAATCAATACCCTCGACTGACACGTATTGTCCTACAGTAAATCCATGACTGGTTGATGTTGTTAGCGTACCAACGTTGTTTACCATTTGTTTTTTTGTAACTACAAAACTATTTAACTTATTTATATTATTTACAACTATTGGATCTGGAAGATTTCTTGCAAGGTATATCGTTTTTTGTAGTCCACTAAGAACTGCCATAGCTAAACCACATCCAGACCAAATCTAAATTCTACAAGGTTTGAAGTATTGGCATTTTTTACAATTGGCAAGTTTGTAGAGTTTGAATTTTTTACAATAGTGTATCCAGTCATTCCATAAATTGGATTTGTTGCTGTTACATTTTCTATTCTAAAAGCATCTAGGGCAACGTAATACTGATCAGAGAGAACATCGTCACCACCATCATCAACAAAAACTGATGCATAGATTTTTGCAACCGTGGCATTGCCCCAACTAAATAAGGCACTACTTGTTAGCTCTGAAAGTTTTTTAGTAATAACCTTATATCTATTTTGAATTGTGTCTGCAGAAATCAAAACATTAAATCTAATTTTGTTTGTTGAGCTTGACGTATCATCTGACGAAAGTTCAAAAATTAATTTTACTTTGCTAAACGAGTCTATTTCTAGACTATCTTTTCCAATAATTGAAAATGCTAACTTAAGTTCGTCTTCTGGTGAATTTTGACTTAAATCAATACTTGTTCCAGTTAGATGAACATGGCTTCCATAATAACCGCTTGCATCTGTTGACTTAACCTCTAAAGTTTCTTCTGTTTCTCCTTCAATATAAGAAAGGTCACTAGGCAAAAGAATAACTCTATTCAAGTATCTTCCTGGCTCTTGCATATTAAGTCTAATGCTATCTTCAAATATAGAGTTATTTGAATTTGTTCTAAATGGAACTGTGGTTCCTTCTAGCTTAATTGCTCCATCATCACTTTCTCCATATAGTGGCACTGTATATGTCTGTAGTCCAGAGATTGAATTTTCAGTGTGGTACTCCCATTTTTCAGTATCACCAAAATCATAAATCATTCTACTATCTTTGTTTGCTGCTACAGGATTTGTTTTAGCTGGGAACAGCCCTAGTTCTGTAATTCTGTAAGTTTGTTCACTAGGAAGTTCTGCTGTAAAAACAATTTTAGAGACTTCTTCATATTCTAGTGTAGTAGGATTATAAACAAGATCAGTAACGTATCCTCTTGATGTAACCTGTGTTCTAAACATTTCCATATCAAGAGATTGCTTGTTTGCAAAATCATTATCAATAGCATAATCTGCAAGATCATCAGTATTTGCCAAAGCTTCTGGTCCACATCCAAACGCAATGTATGATGCATATGCTGGTGCTTGACCAATCATAAATTTTGCAATAATGTCTTTACCTTTATTTGTAATCATAGTTATCCTTAATAAATTATATCACCTAGAGTGTTGCCAGCAGAGAGAACTTCAATCTCAACTTGTTCGCTTTTTGCCATATTAATAACATTGACTACAAGATTTTGATATAACCCTGATTCATCTGTTTCCATATATAAAATTTCTTGATTTGGACCAGTTCCAGTTTCTGGAGTTTTTTCGTCAAGCCTAATAGCAAAATTATCAAAATATGCTCCAGCAGTATCTGGCAAAGAAAAAATATTTTTAGGACCGTATCCAATGCTTAAAGATGTTAAATTTTTAATTGGAGTATAAACAATATTTTGACCATTCACAATATCATTTCTAGAAACATTTAAAATTTCTTGACCACCAATATTTTCAAACAAAAGATCAGTCATGTACTCGACTGGAATGTTGTCGTTATTAAAAACAATTAAGTCTGGGGTAGCTGGCTTAACACCTTTAGACGTAGTATACTCTACTGGCGTTGGCGTATTTGGTGTTGAATTTACCATTATTTAACCTCACTTAAGTATACATCCATAGACGGTCCGTTCACATCTTTTTGATATTGAATGCTGTAAACCACAAACCTTGAACCCTGTAGGGCTACCTCATCAAGACCTGTGGAATTTTTGTAATTAAACTCTACAACGTCTCCTAGTTGAATAGTTGGAGTAGCAAAAAGTTTAACGCCCACAGATCTTCTAGGCTTCATAACCTTGTTGACCATCCATTTCATTAAGCTTTCAGCATCATCATATGACTGAATGTATGGTGCTTGCAAAGAAAATTGTTTTTTGCCATGTGTAATCCTACTAGTTTTAATGTCAAAATAATCTTCTTTAGCTTTTAGTGGTGAATAAACTCCAAAGTCTGTTGAAAATTCTACATTAGAAAGATCTGATAGTTTTGAGAAGTATTCATCTACTGTTAGTTCATTTACAGACTGTTGTGTAAACGTTACCCCCTGAATTCTCAAATAATTTCCACTAGATGAGTCCAAGTTAAGGGCGGTATCTGTAGCATTAAAAATCAAGAACTCTGCACCATAAGAACCAGCAACAAATCCAGAAGTAGTGTATGTTTTAATTTTATTAAATGTGGGAGACAGCTGAGCATATAGTGCAGGGTATGCCTTATCATATCTTACATTAAAATATGCAGCTTCCCTCATGATTGTTCCAAACTCTTCAAAATACATCTTGTACTTGGGAGGCTCGTTGCTACTAATACCCGACAAATATGTGGACTGAATCATCCCACTCATTGCATATTTTTGAAATGCAGTATTGGCATTAAGCTCTTCATTTCCAAAAGCACTGTTTGAAATATTTCCAATTGAAGCAACTGTGTTTTGACTGTAGTTATTGGTTAAAGCATATACATTTTCAAACATTACCCTGGAAGAGTCACGTACAAAAAGTGCTATATTATTAGTAATTGGTAGCGGATCTTCGTCATCCACACTAGCTACCAGGGTTCCATTAACGTAAAGAAAAAATCTTAGCTTAGACCCAACTTTTTCATATTCTACGGACATGTCGTACACTGTTGGGTTTGCTTCTGCAGTCATTCTGTATTGACCAGTAAACTGACCGTCGTCAACAATAATGTTTCCTGTGCCTCCCCATAGCTTTATAGGAATTGCTTTTTCTGTGTCTGATGTTGCGTCTGCATTTCTTTTTACTTTATAAAAAACCATATTGTTTACAGCAAGATTTGAATAATTATTTAAGTTGGTAGAAGAAAGGGCGGCAAGTTCAAAAAAGTATCCGTTGTTGTTATCAGTATTAACCATAACTCCCATTCCACCAGAGCCACCAGAAATTGTTGTTGGCTGATCTGATGTGGTTGGGGTAGCCGTGTAATAAGTTTTTGCACCATTTGCACTTTGACCACGAACTTCGTTGTTATTAATTTTTCCAATTATTCGCATTCTAGTGCCAAAATGAATAAACCTGTCTTCTAATGTTTTAAACACATATGTTACAAAACCTGGTGTTTCATCGTCAGAAGATGTCGCTGATCCATTCATAATAAATGCTGAAGATTGCATTGTTCCAGTTTGTGTGCTAAGAAGTCTATTAACAGTTCCCTCTTCAACATATACATTTGTTAAAAAGTTTTTGATAATTCCGTTACGTGTTGTTGTTTTTGCCCTAGATTGATTAGTATCAATACCTGCGTTTCCAGGTACAGTTGCAACTTGCTCAAGTATTCTAATTTCGTTCACCAGTGTTTGTTGTGTTGCAGGATCTATTACATTTGCAACAAAATTTGTTGTTGCTGGTGGATCAATAATAAGTGTGTTAGAGTCTGACAAAACTGATATAACCTTTGTATTTTCAGCAAGAACTCCATTACCTGCAATTTTTTCAACATAGTATCCAGCAGAAATTTTTGATACATCCCTTAAAACTAACCTAGACTTTGCTTCATCGTTAGTAAAACTTGTTAGCAAAGAGTGTGTTCCGCTTTGTGTGTTACCTACATTTACCAACGTGTTTGTTTTTTGTGATGAATACAGTGTGTGAGTTCCACTTTCGGAAAGTCCTAATGTAGAAATTGCTGTTCCATTTTCTGTTGCTGATATAGAAAAAGTATTAGTGCTTGACTCAACTACAAAATATTCTACTCCAGAAGAAATAGAAGAGGGAAGTGCTCCTGAAGTTGTAAATCTAATTTTTTTACCATTTGTTAATCCATGACTATTAAATGTAACTACTGCCTTGTTAGCAATAGAGATTGTGGCACTTCCAATTAATCCAGTATAAACATTAAAATAGTTATTGTTAAAGCCAGTTTGAGATACGTAATAAAGTGACCCAGCAGTTATTCCAGACGGAAGTGTTCCAGTTGTTGTAAATTTAACCAAATCTTTAGGATTAAATCTGTGAGAGCTACAAGAAATCTTTACTGGATCTTTTAAAACATGTAGCGTATGCGTTCCAGATTGAGTTCCTGTTGTTTCAATCTGAGTGCCGCCAGGAATTGATTTAATAGTAAAGTTATCAACATCTACAATTGTATCTACTGCATAAAAAATATTAGCCTGAATACCAGTCAGAAAAGATCCAGTTGTTGTAAAAAACACTTTTTGATTTTGAACAAGGCCATGACCTGTTTTTGTAATTTTTGCTGGAGTGCTTACTGGACTTGATAAATTAATAGTTGCAGTAGAAGTAGAAGTTTTTATTGCAATTAAGGTAGAGTGGAAGCCAGACTGAAGATTTATATTTGTTGGACTAATGTTTATGTCTGTTCCGCCTACAGTTTCAGCAATTGTAAAACTGTTGTCATCAATAACTGATTTTACATAATAAGGATAATTTGTTGTTAGTCCTACTGGAAGAGATCCAGTTGTATAAAAATAAACCAAATCGTTTACTGCAAATCCATGTAGCCTAGAAGAAACTATAAGCTTTGAACCGTCTGTAGCAAAGGACGTACTTAAACTTATTGGAGAGGCCTCTTGAATTGTTGCTGTTCCTCTATTTACAACATCTGTATAAATATCAGAATATCTGTCGTCTACATTTTGATTAAACAAATACTTAACGTCCATGTTAACTCCACGCAGATTTTCATCACTGGACCAGTAAGAGTTTAAACCTGCATAATGATAAACAGGACTCATTGTCCCATCTGCATTTTGTTGTCCAGTATTAAATTGCATACGACCATGCTTTGCCACTGCTCCAGTTTTTAATTGTGAGCTAACAATGTTTCCAGAACTATCTAAAATATTTTCATAACTAGGTTCTGAGTAAATTCTTACAAGTCCAGTTGCATACATTTTTCCATTAAACTTAACCTTTGAAAAATAACGCTGATACTCTTGAACATTTGAAATCCAAACATTGCTGCCATCTGCATTTTCTAATTCTGTAGAGCTTAATCCAGAAACACTAAATTGAACGGCATCATATCTAATGATCTCTCCGTTAGCATAAAAGTATCCTTTATATCTTGGCAGAAGATACACTCCCTCACCAAAATCTATAATATTGTTTACAACAATGTTGTTTTTTACTTCTGGTAATTCATCTGACAAATCAGTGTTAAGAGGAATTGCAGAAAGCATATATGCAGATTGCTGTCCAAGCTCTTCGTTTATTGAAGTTAGGTTTTCTGATGGAGCAACTTCCCAAAGCAGTGCAGGTTTATAAATCCATGTCTTATCTCTATCAATTAAGCTGGCTTGTTTAATTGAACTATATGATCTTTGAATTGACTTGCTTGTATAGTTAATTACTCCATCGTTATAAATGTTATTAATACTTGATGATAGTTCTTGAATATTAGCCAATTGTTTTTTACCAGTTTGAGCAAGAGCCGTAGGATTTGAATATTCATTTTCTAATACCCCCGAGTCAATAGCGTCTTGGGAGCCGTATAAATACAGATCTGTCGGTCTTTCGTCAATAGACGGCATCATATAATTTTTACTCATAACAATAAAGTTGTTGTATTCATCAAAGAACATTGCGTATTGTGTTGAGACAGCAAGATTTGATAAAACTTGTGCTACTGTAACATCTGGCTCTACTGTAAAGTGTGGAATTATTGGCTCATCCTCATTTTCTGTACGCTTAAATGCATAATTTGAAAAGCCAATTCCATCTAAAAGTAATGAAATTGCATAACTAAGAGAGGCATTTTGAATAAATACTCTTGGAGCAGTCATTGACTCAAAGTAAGAAAACAAGTCTCTCATTTGTAGTGTAACTTTTCTATCTGTATTTGAAATTTGTGGAAAGCCTTCAGTGTACAAAGTTTTTAACGGAATGTAATAGTCAATGTAATAGTCAAAGTTTAGACTATTTGCTTTTACTTGAGCGATTATTTCATATAGCTTTATTTGTATGTTTTGACTATTATACCCCTGAACAATGCTTTCAGTATTTTCGTCAAAGAAAGCCTGGTCATAGTCAAACAGCTCTAACTGCCCATTTGAGGCTAGCAATTGACCTACTGGCATCCCACTGACCCCTAAATCTGAAGCACTTTTAGTGAGTGAAAAAGATGTAACCTTTTCAGATAAATTAACAGTAAGTCTTGGAGACAATTCAATTAGATCAAATGTTGAATCAAATACGTTCATTGTTTCTACAACAATTCTTAAACCTTCAACATATTCAAATTCTCTATAAATTTCATCTCCAGTTAGTGGATTACTATATGACGAAGGAGACGTTAAGTCTGTTACAAAATTTGTAAGACTGTCAACAGTTTCTTCTTCAACTACCCATCCATATTGAGCTGAAAAAGTTTGATAGACCCCTTCATACGAAATGTGATATGTTCCTATTGGATCCTCTGAATTAGAAACAAAATAAGCTATTCCATCTTGCACTTCATTTGCTGGTGGTAAAAAGTTTTCTGATATATAATCTCCAGCATAAGTAAAAAGTTGTCGATAATCTTCAGGAATAATTAATCCATATGATAATTCAACATAACCATCAATACCAACGATGGGGTTTCCATTTCTACGTCTTGATCCAGCATTAAAAGAAGCCATGTCAATCCAGTTATCATTAACTAGTTGCTGAACCTTCCAATTAATTGGCGTAGTTTTATTTATGTCACCAAAAAATGGATCTTGATATACACCCTTTGAATTTGAGTATTCTCCTAAGTCAATATCTCCGACATTTGTTTGCATTTTAATAACAACCCTGTTTGCTGGTACAGGATTTTTGTATACAATAAACGGAGCAGCGTCGTGAATTACATTTTCTCCTGAGAGTATGTGATTTGCAACACCAAGCTCTACACCATCTTCACTTCTATAAGATGTCCAATATTTAAATTGATCATTTTTATCAGACATGTAGTATCTAGGTCTTCTAGACATTTCGATGTTAGTGTAATGAGAATACTTATTGTCAAAAAATCTTAGTTTGTTAATGCCAGAACGTGGACGAAATCTTCCAAAACAATCTTCTAAAGAATATAAAAGTTTTTCTTTTTCTTTATAAGACAAAAAAGCAACTGGAAGATCTGAGTTGTCAAACCCTCCGTCTACGACAATATCAGAATCTGTTGCACCAGTATAAAACTTAGGCCCAACACCATCTACATAATCATTAAGACTAAAAGTAGAAGAAATATTTTGATAAGGACTTCCTACTGGATTTTCTGGACGGTAACGGTAATTTCCAATTTGCTTAATGTTAGAAGCAATGTTCATATTCCATTCAGCAATTACTGCAGTTTGAGATTTAACAACTGATGAAGTTGCTAGGTGATTGCTTAAATCTTCATCTACAAACATTATACCTCTTCCAAACTAAGAGAAATGTTCCAAAAATCATGAGTGTTGTTTCCTCTTTTTATAATTGAATAGTTAAAGTCTGAAAAGAATACTTCAACAACTTGATTATATTTTACTAAATTACGATACCCTTCCTGATTTTTTCCAAAATTAGAATACTTGTCGTAAGCAAGAAACACAAAAAATGATCCAGTGTACTTTTCATACCAGTCTAAAAGCTCAACCCCTCCAGCTCCTCCATCTGTAGTGTAAAGAAAGTTGGTTTTTGTAACTAAGTCTTGTGTATATGTTGTGTCTGGACTTCCAGACTCATTAAAGCCAGGACCTGCGTCTGATGATCTAGAGGGAAGCATGTCCCATTTAGTTGAAAACTGTAGCTTATCTGCAATATGGTAAGAACGCATACGCCCATTAATCATACGTTCTCGTCTTTCGATACGCTGTTCTCTAATGTCTAAGGGTCCACGATTATCGTCTGAAAGAATCAAAAACTCATACCCATATTCTGCATAATCAGCATTGTAAATGTCAGAGCCTATTTCAGCACCTAGTGGAATGTAGTAACTTTCATTAGTTTCTGAATCAACTTCGATAGTTCCACTATTATTAGCAAAAAGCATTGCTTGTGGACGACCATACTTTTTTCTACCATTCATGTAGGCTATACTATTGGGCATAATTAAATCGGTTTCCTCTTACTCTTTGCTGGTCTATTTGCTTAATTTGATCAAGTACCGTATTTGCAATTTCTCTTGGGTTTGCATTAGTACTTGCATTAACGCTAATACTATAATTATACACTGAGTCAGAATTATTATTTGTGTTTTTGTCGTACCCTCGGTTAAGCTCTGCTAGTCTACCTACACCAATTTTATCTACGGCAGATTTTTGCATAACGAATTCTCCTGCTGAAAGCATTGCAGGAATTGTGTCCGTTCCCTTTGCAAACATTTTTGCCATTCCTCCCAGAGCCATATATGACATCTTTCCACCTTTACTCATATATGCAACTTTTCCACCCTTACCGTAATATTTAACATCATACAGTTTACGCCAAGTTTGTGGACCAACAACACCATCTATGCCAATTCCTTGATTTGTCTGAAAATTAATAACGGCTTGTCTTGTTTTTGGTCCAAAAATTCCATCTACTTCAAGACCTGCTCCACCAGTATTAAGAGCAGACTGAAGTTTTTTAACTGTGTCTCCTCTAGAACCAGAAGAAAGAAGTCCTGGGTAAGAGTATTCTGCTCTGGCAGGAGCTGAAGGTGCAGGAGTAGGTGCAGGGGTAGGCATAGAACCTATTGTAGGCACTACACCAGTAGCCAAAGCTGTTCCTAATGTAGTTGCAATAGTCAGAGCTTCTCGCATTGCATCTTGGAATTCTTTTGTTTTTGTATTAGCAAGCTCAAGACTTGTGTTAATTGCGTCCCACTCTTCTCTTGTTTTGCCAAGAACTGTAAGGGCATCAATCTGGTCTTGTTGCATTCTTTCAAGAAGTTCCATTTGGCGTTGAGCTGGCTCAATTCGTTTTTCTTCAATTTCAAGAATTTGCTGTTTAAGGTCACGAATTTTTTCTTCAATTTCTTCTCTTGTTAGTCCAGATTCTCCCTTTAGTGCATCAATTTGTGATTTCCTTGATGCGTCAAGCATTGATTTTTGATCTGCAATTGATCCAGCAGATGCCTGTGCTCGCATATCTTGTGCTGCTTTTGCTGCCCCTGCAATATCACCTCTAGAAAGAGCGTCTGCAAGTCCAAGTTGTGATTTTTGCTGAGCAATAATTTTATCATTAATCTTAGCAACTTCATCAAGAGCTTTTACTTTTTCATCGTAAGCTTTATTAATTTCAAATTCTTTATTAGAAATTCTTTCAAGGTCTGCGTCTAGATCGTCAAGCCCACCAGCTCTATTTTGAATATCTGCTATTGCTCTTTGTCCAGCTTCAACAATATCTTCAAATGGACTTCTTTGAATATCAAAATTAATCTTAATAGCATTTTCCTGTGCAGAGAATGCCTCAGCTGCATTACTCATTCCCTTTTTCCAAATTTCTTGTAGTCCAGGAATTGTGACTCTATTAATGTTAAACTCGTAAGTACCTGCGTTTTGTGCGTCAAGCAATGCCTGTCTAAGAGCTTCTGGGTCAAGGGTAGGTGTCATATACAGCCTAGCTGCATCAGGATTTTCAAGAAGGAATCTCTTTTGAATATCTGTTAGCGATGAGTCTGCTGCTAGTCTAGTTGCAAGAGCATTCTTTTCTTTGGTTTCCATTGCTGTGCTAGCAACTTTTTGTGCTGCTGCTAGGTCTTTTGTTGCCTTTTCAGCTTCTCTAGTTTTGGCGGTAAGCTCAGCAATCTGTGCAGTAGTAGCACCATGAGCAATAAGAGCTGCATCTTCAGCATTGCTAGCAATTGCATATGCATCTGCAAGGCTTAGCCCAGCTGCTACAAGTTTTCTAACTGCACTTGTTTGATCATTAATTGCTGTAATACGTTTTTGTTGGTCTGCAATTACTTCTGCAATTGTTCGTGGAGCTTTTTCTGATCCTCCACCGCCGCCGCCTCCACCATCTCCAGTGCCAGTATCAACTGGGAATGAATTAGCTGCTGACTGGGCAGATTCAACGTTTGATCTTGCAAGAGACTCTGAGTATTCTTGAAGTGCTGTGGACTGATTATAGTTCTTCAAAAAGGCAGCTTTTCCTCCATGTGCTGACGCATACCAATCTTTTAGTTTGGCTGCATCTGCTGGATTACTTAAATCTAGTGTATCTTTTACAGTTAATAGTGCTGTGGTATAAACTTTTTGATCGCTTGGAGAAAGGCCATTAAAGTATTCAGTTGCCTCTTTAGACAGTTCTAGTCCATATGTACTAATAAGAATCTCGGCAGTAATTGGGCCATTTGCAAAAAGATCTTCAAGTTTTTCAAAATCTGCTTTTATCTCATTTAGTCTATTTAGGTCTACCGTTCCATCATCATTGACAGCAAAGTTTACTACAGCATCTACAGCCTCTTGACCACCAGCTGCATAAATATCTTTATACATTTTGTATAGTTCTGGATCTCCTCCAGCATCGGCATTAAGTGTTAGTTCAAAGTCTTGTCTTAGTGCTCCATCTTCAATCTGTGATGCCATTTGAACCATCATTGCACCATCAGCATTACCAATTTCTCCAACAATATCTAGAATAAACTGATTGTGTTTAGCAGCTTCGGCTTCATCTGCCCCTTCTAAAAGCTTTAGGAATGTTTCTGGAGGAATATCTCCTTGAGCTAAGACTGCTTTTACCTGATACTCTCTTAGCTGAGCCTCAGCACCGCCTCTTTCACTTCCAACAATTCTATCTCTAGCTCTTTTTGCTTGTTCAAGCATAACAGGATCATCAGCATATCTAGTTTCAATTTGAGTATCCATCGCTTTACCCATTTCACCCATAGCAATAGAGTCTTGACCGACTACCTGTCCTTTTCTTGGTCCAGACTGAATTACTGTTCCAAGAGCTTTTTGGTATGGATCTGAAATAGCAGTTCTTGTATCTCTTTGATCTTGAAGCAATTTTTCTCTTGAGGCTTGATACTCAGTTGTCAATCCAGTAGTGTCTTCACCATTTGCAGTAGCATTTCTTAATCTCTTTTCATACTCAGTATCAAGAGAGTCTAGTAGTTGTGTCTGCTGTTCAAGAGTTTGTACCCCCATAGAAACTACAAGACCTGAAACTTCAGAAATTCTTGCCCAGTTTAGACCTGCTGCTGGAAGAGTGTCTGTTAGTGATTTAATTTGATTTTGAATATTTGCAGATGACTCTGAGCTAATTTCTGCAAGAACCTCAAGCTTTGAGTCTGCAAGAAGTTTTCCATCTGGACCAAACACATCATCAATTCTTGCATTAATGCTAAGCGCAAGGCTTGGATCTCCAAGTTTTTCTCCAAGAGCCATAACAATACTTTGAGCTGTTTCTTGATCTATTGCACCAGTAGCAACAGCTGTTGTCATTTGCTGATAAATTTGTTCTTGAATAGTTGACATGTCAACATTTTTAAGATTATTGGCAATTGAATCTACCATAGCGGTTCCTTGTTCAGAGGCTACGAATTGCTTTCCAATTTCCTCATCTTCTACACCTTGAATACTTGAACGACCAATAAAGTCTTGTCTTTCTTTATCTTTAATTTGACTATCGCTAACTTGACCGCTGAATTTTGCAAACTCTTCCATAGCAGCTTTTCCAGCACCTAGAGAATTTCCAAAAGCTATAGCCTTATCTCTTGCTTCATTCATAGATTGATTTATAGCCATTGCAGCTCCTGCTACAGCAATAAGTCCACCAACAACTAATCCAGCAGGACCAGGAATCATAGTCATGGCAGAAGCAGCACCCATTAGTGGTCCAGCAATCGCCCCCATAGCGTCTCCTGCAGGTCCTCCAACCATTGAGCCAGCCATCATTGCTGCACTCATACCCATGCCAGCCATGCCTCCGCCTCTTTGGCCCATGCCCCTTATGCCAGAAGAGATTCTAGAACGAAGACTTCTCTTTTGTGTTGTTGCAGCCTCTTGTTCTACAGCTGCTGCTGCTCTAGCTTCTGCATTTGCTCTTCGTGTTTCAACGCCTTTTCTTGCAGACTCTCTACGTTTTGCTGTTGCTGCTTCTCTTTCTGCAATATCTGCCTCTATTTCAGCAGCACGAATTTGTCTTCTTTGTGCAGCAAGAAGTTGTTTCTTGCGTTCTTCATTAGCTTTTGTATATGCACCTTTTTGTGCTGGTGTCATAGAAGCACGAGCCTCAGCTTCAGAAATTCTTCTAGATGCTGTGGCTGAATTCCTTGTTTGACTTCCTCCAGCAAGCTCTCTCTTTGCTTGCTCTCTCATTACTGGTACTAGCTCAGAAGGAAGGTTGGCATTAATTCTTCTCTTAGAAGACCCTGCTCTAAATTCTCTAGGAGTTGACTGTGCTGTAGTTAGTGCTTGTTGTAGTTTAGGATCTGCTGTTTTAATAGCTGCGGCATAAAGTTTTTCAAGTGATGTAGCAGCTTTACCAGCATTTTGTGCCATATATTTATCTGCGTCTGCTTGTTTATCAAACATTACAGTGCCCTTACTTACACTTGAAATAAGTCCTTGCAATTTTTGATCGAATGCTTTGGTTGAGGCTGCAAGCTGCTCAATATTTCCTCCACCAAGCTTAATACTTTGATTCCATTTATCAATTCCAGCATCTTTATATGCAGACAAAACTCCAGATTGTGACGCTCCGCCTACCGCAAGCTGTCTGTTGATTGATGAATTAAAGTTTGACATTCCAAGACCACTCTTAATAGATACAGTTTTATTTTCTTTAATCATTCTATCAAGAGCATCAATTTGTGTTTGTCCAAGACCAACGGTTCCATATTTCTTTTTATACTCTGATGCCGACATCTCGACACCACTACCAATATGAGCAAAGTCTCCAGACGCTTGTCTTTTTTCAGCTCTCTGTTGTGTTAGTCCAAGTTTTTCATCTAAGCTGCCTACAAGATTCTTGGCATTTTTTGAACCAGAATTTTTCCAAGTCATTAAAGAAGTATTCATTTTATCAATAAATTCAGAAATTGATCCTCCACTTTGAGCAGTTGCAACAGCTCTTGACATAACCTGTCTTGCTGCAGTGACAGAAACATTTGCCTTAATAAGCTGTGACTTTATTTCATCGGCTTCGGCACTATACCCTATTCCTCCAAGCTTTTTAAAGTTTGCTTGAAAACCAAGCTTATTTTTAGCTGGCTGCCCTTTGTCATTTACGTAACGCTCTCCAATAGTTCCGCCATTAACAAATCCTTGAATGTTACCAGAAATAAGACCTGAAACCATTCCAGGATATTTTTTAACTGTGCTTGCTGAAAGAATTGCTTCACCATTAGAAGCCATAATTGGAACGGAATCTGAGGTAGGGCCTCCAGGACCACTAATAATACCACCAGTAGCCATCTTCTTACCCTTGACACCTCTTCCTACTCCAGCAAGTCCAACCCTAGCAGAAGCAGCTGCTGCTCTTTCATATGCCGCTGTAAGATTGTTAACTGCTCCAGCTTCAGATGTAAACGTTTGAATAAGTCTATTGTGTGATTGATCAAGAGATGCAGCAACTGCAGCAGCCTCTAGCTGTTGCTGAGTCATATAATCTAGTTGTCCACCAAGTGTTTGAGAACTTCTTCCTACACCCAAGAATGTTTTACCTACAAATGCAAAAAACTTAATAAGGTTAGCTACACCGTTAGCAACAAGACCAAAGCTCATAAGCAGAATTGGTGCAATACCGCCAAGGGCAGCTGCAAGGACAACAACAAAATTCTTAGCACCTGCATCCATTTTATTAAATTCGTCTAATATTTTTGTTCCAAATTCAATAATTGGGGTTACAGCTTTAAGGAATGCCTCTCCTAGTGGTGCTAGTGCTGCCTGAAATTGCTCAACAGCAGCCTGAAACTTAAACATTGGAGAGTCAGAAATCTTTTCCATTTCTCGTTGTGACAAAATTGAAAGCTCCAAAGCTGATTTTGCTGTTAGCTCAAGAACACGACTAGCCTGTGATCCTTCTTTTGTAACGTTTTGGAATAGAGTAGACATACGAGCAAACTGGAACTTACCAAATAGCTGTTCAATTGCCTGTGCTCTGTTTGTTGGATCTAAGCTGTTTAAGGCATAACTTAGATCAAGGATCATCTGCTTTACATTGCCCTTGTTACCGTCTACAATTCCTTGAAGATTAATTCCAAACTTACCAAGCATTTCGGTTGCTGCGGTGGTTGGGTTGATCATAGAGGCAAGACCAGACTTTAGTGCGTTAGCACCTTCAGAAGCATTGATGCCACCTTCGCGCATTGCTGTTAGGAAGAATGCAAGGTCTTGAACATTACCACCAAGTTGCTGAACAACTGGAGCAGCTGTTGGAATGGCTTCTGTTAAGTCTTCAATAGATGTGACGGTTTGGTTCTCAACTCCGTTAAGAAAGTTAATTTCTTTGGCAAGGTTTTTTGTTGCAATACCAAAAGCATTTGTAAGAGAGGTCGTTGTTTCAAGTGCTTGTTGCTGATCTACCCCACCAAGAACTGAAAGTCTTGATGCTTCATTAACTTGAGCCATTAGGTCAGCACCTTGCTTACCCATAGCAGCAGCATCTGCTGCAAGAGCCATTGTCTTATCAACAGCAAGTCCGTACTTAGTAAACTCTGTAGCCAGAGTCTTAATCTGTTGAACCATCTGATCTGCTTCTGATGTTGGTGTAAACGTATCACCATAAACACGCTTGAACCTAATCGACTGTTCTTCAAGCTTCATAAATTCTCTAGCAGCAGCAGCACCAGCAATTCCAAGCGGAATAGAGAAACCGACCATAAGCTGGCGACCAGCCCACTGAGTATTTTTACCAAAGTTTAGAAGATTTGTAGAGCCTTGCTTTACCATTTGGTTTAGGATCTGCATTTTTTGTGAAGCAATAGCAGTCTTTGTTCCAAGATCATTCATATCAAGAACTTGTGGTCTAATGGCAATGGCCTTCATTGCGCCAGATGCGTCACGACCAACTTGAATGTATTGAGTTTGAAGCGTCTTTACTCTTTCACGAGCAACTTTTTCAATTGTATTAAATTCTTTAGTAAATATAGTGCTAAAGGTTTTAAATGATCCAGCGGAATATCTAAAATACTCTCGCATTGAAAGCTTGTTTTTTTCAAGACTTGAGGTAAAGGATTCGGTTGTTGAAGAAACCCTTTTCATTGAAGCAGTAAACTGCCCTGTGGCATTAACAGAGTTCATTAACCCCTGTTGAAGTTGTGCAGATGTTGCAGCAGCAGCTGCACCACCCTTTGCCATTGAGGTATGGAAGGCTGATAGTTCCGACTGGAGTCTCCTGATAGATGCAAGAGCACTCGAAGTGTCAATATTTACATTAATATTGGATTCAACATCAGCCATCCAGTAGCACCTCTAATCTTAACCTATAAGGTTTGTATCTGACAGCTTAACGCCAGAAGCCTCTTCCACAATCTTATAGACTGTAGGTAAGTCAAGGTTATCCTCCAAAGCTTTTAGGTCATCTGCAATTTCAGGCTTGTACTGCTTCATAGCGATTTGTACGCATTCCATAAGAATACTCATTGATTTGTCGTTATCATCAGCCACCTCGGCAATCGCCTGGAACTTCTTCATAAATGGACGAAGTAGCGAAATCTTTAGGGGTCGCACACTAATTGTTTGTCCGTCGATAAGCGTAATAGTCTTATCTTCATTTACAGTTGTAGACATTAATCCTCCTTGTTTGTCTTAATCAATTGTATCATATACTAATCCCATTTTTCATAGGACAATCCTTGACCAATTCCAAATCCTGCCATATTTGCAGCCACTCCTTGCAAAGCAAGAATATCCTTTGGATCACTAGTTGCTCCACCACTAAACACTTTTGTTTTTAGTTTTTGCCATGCATCTGGCTCACCAGCTTGTTCATCAAGATTTACTCCCTGGATTGCAGCAAGAAACTTTTTTTCTTGATAATCTAATTCTCTTTTTGAACTTAAAGTAATTGTTATTTCTGGCAAAGATAAAGAACTTTCTAAGTCATTATAATCTTTCCAATTACCAAGCAAAAACAACTCTCCTTCAATTTTTGCCAAATCAAACTCTGACCAGCTTGAACCTTTTTCTGCTTGTTCTTTTACAGGTTCTTCAGAGTCTACGTTAAGCCTAATGTTTGCTGCAAACTCAATAACTTTATAGATCATAGACATGTCGCAAACATCTTCTACTAATTCTTTAGTTGATATTTCTGGTCTAAACTGTTTCATACATATTGCTACACATGCTGAAAGTCTTTCAATTGCCTCTTCATCGTCCCTTGCCATTTTTACGTTTTCAAACTCAAGCATAAACTCTCTTAAAAATTTAATTTTAAGAGGAGATATTGTTAAAGTATGCCCATCAAGAAGTTCTACTTCGCAAGTTTCATATATTTTTGTAGCCATTGTTTAAGTATAGCAAAAAGAAAGGCCCAGGTTTCCCTGGGCCAATCTAACATGTTTAATTATGAACGTGGTGTTGAATCTGCAGTGTATGTGCGGTCAACAATCTTACCGTATACTCCTGCGTCATTTGGTAGAAGACGGAATGATACTTCGAACATTGTTGCCTCTTCACGCTTTGCTGCAACTGTAACGCTTTCAATTGAAAGAGCACGGTATGCAACGTAGATACGCTCAATCTGCTCTGTTGGAGCACAGTTACCTGTACCTGGACCAACAGCAACAAGACCTCGCTCGATTGGACATTCACCGAGTTCTCCTGCCTTTAGGACAAGAGTCTTCTCGGATCCAATTCCATTTGTAGTCATAGTTCCAAGATCAGCCTCAGCTGCTGCAGTTGCAAGAAGAAGGTTCTCTAGAGTTGCTTCTGCAAAAGAAGTTCTCATGTTTACTCTCATGCCCTGCTTGTAAAGCTTTGCTGTATCAAGAATCTGATCTACAGTAACCTCACCAAAGTCAGGCTCGAACATTAGCTCAAGACCGTTTGATGTGTAACCTACGTTACGGAAACCCTCTGTTCCAACGTTGTTATTTTCTGCTGTTGCACCAATTGACAAAGCTGAAACATAAGAGTTAGCTGCGATTGCTGTAGGTAGTGCTGCATCTGTTAGGATTCCCTCTTCAAATGTAAAGAGAGAAGCTGCACCAACAATAATGTTGTTGCTTGTTCCTTTTGAATATGCCATATTTTTTCACCTCATTTTTCTGTAAAATTTGGGGCGTTTCCTCATTTAAAGTTTATCATTCATTTATGAATAATCTTTTGTGTGATAACAATAGTCAATAATTATTTTATTTCCAGCATAAGTTCTAGCTGTTCCAAAATCAATAATATCTCTTGTTTCTTGCAGCTGAAAAACTTTTAGGTAGTGAAAGTATACTGGCTTAAACTCTCTTTGCAAAGACCCAGAACCAAAAGGCACTACGCCATTAACAACCTTCTTTTGTAGCCATTCGTTTATTTCTTGTCCTGACTCATCTCCACGGTCTAGAAGATCTGCAACAATTTGGGTAGTTTCAATAAGTGCTTCTGGATCACTATTAGTCTTATAGAAGTAATAGATAACTTGTTCTCTTTTAATGTGTGGAAATGGCCCTGGACGCATTTTAAGCATTCTGTCATATACCGCAAAAACATCGCTTGATGCTTCTGGAAATCCCTCTGTCAACGCACTGATGTCTGTTGGCAGTGTGGGAAAAAATCTCATTGCTCCAGAAAATCTTTCTGGTATTCTATCTGTAACCTTTTCTGCTAAGTATTCATTAATAAATACTGGTGGATATGAAATAGCCATTATTTAATTCCTCCTGAAATCCACTTAATTCCCATTCTTGTTCCAAGTGTTCTTCCTCCAGATTTTGCTGAACGAAATCCATCATTAAACTCTGAAGCAACTTCAAAATGTTTTCTTAGTCCAGTTACATCGAGCAATGCTTGTGAAATATACTGTGTAAAAAATTGTGTAAAAGCATTTTTTAATCCACCTTCAGCATTTGCCCCTCCTGGATTTTCTACAGTTACAGGTCTTTTTGTAAACACTGTTTTTCCATCAACATCAAAAGCTAATGCCTGAGCCTTAACTGGAGTAATTGTTACTGGAACACCATACTCCATAATTCTTGCTTTATCATAAAATGGTGTGGTTGATCCATTTTTAACAGAGCTAGACTGACTTAGTGTAAAGCCAAAAGTCAATCCTCTACCAGTTGATGTATATACAATATCGAACAGTCTTGCATCTGAGCTTCCATTTTGATACCACTCATAAACATGACTAAGAGATTCTGGATCTACTCTTGCACTTGAGTCAATAAACTCTTCAAGAATTTTTTTAACGCTTACACCAACAAGTTTCATTAATTGTGGCTTTCCTGCCCTTGTTCCATCTAAAAAACCAAGCATATATTCTGTAACACTCTTCATGTCTTTTGTAAATTGAGCATCATCAAAAGATGGGGTAATTGTTGTCATACATCTACCCCCTGGTTTTCAGATCTTCTAATTAAAACCTTGTAGTATTCTACTTTTCCAAAAGCACCGACTATTGGATCATTTGTTGCAATCTCAAAAATAGTTGATTTTCCTGATCTTGGGCCACTTGTTTCAATATAAATTGGATTACCTCTATTGTCACGGATATTTGTAATAATGATATTAGTTATAGAATTTGCTGCAGCTAAGCTAGAAATACGAATATCGTTTTTTGTCCTGCCAATAAGAATATTGTCTAATGTTATATGAACATTGGGCTTCACTTCTTCCTTAGTCTTTGAGCTGAGTGATGCAAATGAACAAGCTATTGTAGCGTCAAGCATCCACTGTTTGGCTACGTTTCCGTAAGGTCCCTGCTCTACTATTGGATAATAGATATCTGCAAGTAGTGGATAAAATACATTAGTGGTTTCACAAACAATTTGCATTATAGTATTCCTGGTTTAACTAGATTACCCTTATAGTTGCTAAGGATTTTATCTACTATAATATTACCAGTACCCTCCAAAAATTGTGGGGCAAACTTAACATCAAACTGATCTGTACTATACTGTGTAATAAAGCGTTTCCAGTAATCATTGTTTCCACATTTAATGTCTTCAATCAGATATTTAATTGCAAGCTCAACATCTGGTGGAACTGCTTTGTATCCAGCATCAACAATAAGGGTGTAATCGTATCCTTTTGGAAATGCCACTCCATGTCCACTTCTTCCATATAGTCCAAGATCTCCCATTCCAATTGGAAGACGTGTTGGATTGTATTCAAGCCTGTTAAACTCTGATGCTGGGTTTGTTAGCTCAGTAGTTGGATATCTGTAAACACTTGAATTGTCTAGTGTTACTGCGTATTGATGTTCCCAATCTGTTTTGGTGTCATAATCAAAAACAAGAATATTGTTTTCATAAACTTTTAATACACGATTTGTGTCGTGCCACAATGGGAAGTAGTCTGTTCCTTGACCAACTTGCTGAATAATAAGTTTGTGGTTATAAAAACCTCCAGCAACACCCAGATAGGCATCGATAATGCTTCTTGCTATAATCTCTAGCTCTTTGTATTCTGCAACTTCTGATGCAGTTGTTCCTAAAACATTTGGATCTACATATGGCCTATAAACTGTTAGATTTGAATCTATTACAATTTCACCATCTATATCTTCTTCATATACACGAAAAACAAAGTCTCTGTCAAACTGAGCCTTTGATCTTGGAAGAATATATTCAATTTTAGAGTTTCCGTCTGATGTTACATTAGATGTTTCAAATGAGTGATCAACCAAGTCCTCCACATAAATTGTATAATCTGCGTTCGCTTCTGGAACATCCCATGTAGTTGTAATGGGATATGGTGGCACTCTTAAAATTTCCATAAAATGATCAAACTCCTTAATTAATTATACAACACAAATAAAGAAGGGGCGAGGACTATTGTCCTCACCCCCTCAATATTGTTCTAATTAGGAAGCAGATGGCTTAGTTGCGTAAGCAACAGCATCCTGCTCTTCCCAGTTGATACCAAAGCGTACGAATACTGTGTACTCAATGGTGTCCTTCTTGGGAACATAGAAGCGGTTGACAGTAATGTCACGCTGGAAGCCCCAGATACGGTTCTGTGGGAATGTAAGGTCTACATAATCCGCAGGGTAGTAAGGAACCTCAAGCACTGGAATACCGAGAACGCGAGTCTGACGAGCACCGCCAACTGTCTGGTCAATACCACCAAGGTATGAACCACGAGCAGCCTCAGTTGAACCAATTGAATCCCAAACTGTACCGTTGTTCTTTACAATGTTTGCAAAGGTATCGGTTCCAGCATAGAACTTGAGTCCAGTCTGAAGAGCACGGTAACGACGAGGCATAGCTAGAACTAGCTTCTGCATGTCTTCTACCGTCCAGTTAGCATCGTTCTGAGCAACAGCAGCTTCGTGGGCAAATCCATCGGTTTCTACACGATTGACAAAACCTTCCATAATGTTAAGGAAGGCATCGCCACCTGAACCAATACCATTAATGGCAAGGTCCTCGATGTCGTTACCGAATGCTGTAGTCATAAGACGTACTAGGTGATCCTCAAGAGCACCACCTTCAATATTGTCTTCTAGAGCTTCAGCTGAGACTTCCCAGTCTAGACGTAGCTTCTTTGTTGTAAGTTCAACCTTACTAAAGGTTGCACCTGCGTTAGTGAATGATGGATCGCCCTGATTAGCAGCACGAACCACACGCTCTCCAACGTTTACCTTCTCTAGTTCCATAGTGTTGGCTCGCATAGTTACGCGACGACCATCGTTAGCGAGGGTTGTTGCATCCCAAATGTAGTCGATAAAACGACGAGCTTGCTCGGGACGTAGGATACCAGCACCTTCGTAGAGGGGGTTTGCGGTGGATGAAGGGTTAACAGCGTTAGGACCTGTTGTTAGACCATACTCTGCTTCTCCTGGTACATTGTTACCAACAAAAGCAAAAGCAGGATCTGCTACACCACCGATACCACCTGCAGCAAACTGACCGTCTGAGTTAGGAAACGTTCCGCCTGTTCCAGGGATATTTTTAATGATTTCTTCTGACATATTTTTCACCTCCAAGTGATTTTTTGTTTTTTATTTCAGTAGATCGGCATTGTTGAGGAAACGTCCGCCCCATACTGATTTTTCAACCATTGCTGGTTCCTGTACGATCTCGCCTAGATCGCCAGACTTGCGGAAAGCTGTATCTGCTTCTACTGCATCGATACGCTTGCCAAGATTGTTGAAATCGCTTTCTGCGTCAGTGAGAACCTCATTGACATGTCCAAGTGATTTCTTTAGTGCAGCAACTTCATCGCTAAGTGACTTAACCATTGTTGCCATATCGCTAAAGGCTGATGTAAGAGTATTTTTCATGTCAGTAATTGTTTCCACAATTTCCTCGTCTGACTTTGAAACTGGCTTCATATCCTCTTCAGCATCTTCCTGCTCGTCGTCGTCTGATTCCTCATCCTCTGACCCAGGCTTCGCTGGTACAACATCATTAGCTGCCTTTTCTACTTCAGCCTCTACGACCTCTGTAGTCTCTTCGACAACCTCTTCAATTGCGGCATCTGCCTCTGGAGCGATTTCGACTTCTTCAACATTTGTTGTTTCATCTGTCATATTATCCTCCTTGTTAATCTCAGTATTCTTAATGCCCTTAGCACTATTAACCAAGAATTTAATCATGTCTACCTTGTCAGAATCTGACTTTTCGACAAACCCAATGTTTTGCATTGGAATTCCGCTTGTTGGACTTACTTCTGATTCATTTTCTGAAACCATAACTAGACCAGACTGCTTGTCCCAAAATACATTTTCAATTTCAAGGTCTGTGACCTCTCCCTTTACTATTGTATCTCCAGCTTGATTCTTTTCAATTGAAATAACATTGGCAAACTGATTAGCAGGATTGTCAACAAGTGAAAGCTCAACAAGGTCGTAGTCTTTAATAATACGAATTGCTGCATCTATCTTCTCGTCATACCCATCGTCCCACTTATTCATCTTTCCACCAATGGAGAAACCTGAAAGTGTACCGTCAAGAACCTTCTCCCAAGTATCCTGAGCACCCTTTGAAACATATGCAGAAACAAATACTCCGTTATAGAACTTCTTTGTCTCTGGATCAAAGTACTTATCTTCCTTAAAGTTGACCATCTTACCTACCGCCATTGGTTGGTGCATTTCACGAATGTTTCCACGGAACTTGGCAAATGCTTTTAGTGATGCATCTGTAGTAACAACATCTGACTGCTTGTCAATGTTATCGAGGGTGGCAAAACCAGAGACAATACGTCTCTCCTGATCAACTTTACTGAACGGCATTGAGAGGCGAACGTTGTCGCCCTCAGATTCCCAGTGTGCTTTTTGAATAGTCATACTAATCTAATTATATTCCCTTTTTGATAAAAGTTACTATTTTGTTATATTATACATCATTTTTTAATTTGATGCTCTACCTTCACCTTTTGGATTTCGTCCAGAGGTGGTAGCAGTATTATCAGCCTGTTCTTGTTGACGCTGAGCATCACGAGTTCTGTTTTGCTGATTGTTGGCATTAGAATCTGTTGCCTGTCTAGCAGTTGGGGTAATCATCTTGTCACTATCTTTACGCTGTGGCAAGTTCAGTGCGTCACGAGCCTCATTGGGAGCCATGATCTGATTCTTTACATAGTTTGTAAGAATCTGTGACTGTGCAAGTTCATCAGTAAGCGTAAGCTCATTAAATTTAAACTCAAGAACATCTGTTTTTTCACGAATGATTTTATTAAGAATCTTTTCAAGATTACGCTGTGCAGGTCTTGCAACTTGTTCCTTAAATGTACGGTCTTGTGCAAGTGCTGCAGCAATGTTTGCAGCTTCTCCACCACCAAGCTTTGAAAGTGGAACCTGGTGTGCAATCAAAATGTCGTCACGAACCTGTTGGCGGTATTGGTGGAAAGATCCTTCCTGAACACCTGCCTCAATTGGCTCCATTCTAAACTCTACCTTATTCATGTCAGAGTCGCCTGGAAGTGGAATATAAAGAGTTCTGTGGTTTTGACTCTTAAGCCCAGTCTGAAGGAACCTGAATAGCTTGTCTTCAGCTTCCTGTGATAGCTGAGCACCCTTTAGAGTTACAATGTAACGAGGCACTGCTTTATTCTGAAAGTAGTCTACATTGTATTGTGAAGCGAATCCGTCACCAATCAAAGAGGGCATTGCAGAAATAATATCTGGCACACCATAGAAAGTATTTAGTGGAGAGTAATCTTTAATGTGAATAATCTCATTAGGTCGTGGGTCTTGCGTAACTGGGTTCTTGTTAGATGCCCCAAAATTACGGAAGTACACAACTTTGTTAGCAATGATCTGAACAAAGCCATCGTGAAGACGACGAACGCGAACGGTAGTAGCAGGAATATGCCCAATGTAACCAATCTGACCATTTGTAGTACGACCTACCTCAATGTAGCCGTTACCTGTTGCCTGAACATCTGTATAAACTTTTTCCATTGTTGTGGTAAAGCTATCGTCTGAATTAAGACTTTCCATCCAGTCACGAAGCTCAATTTTTGCTCGCTCAATACGACTACGAGCACGACTTACCTTTGATGCATCTTCCTCTATTTCAAGACGCATAAGAGTTCTGTCTGAAATTATAAAATCATAACCAAGACCAACAATATTTTCTACCTTCGCATCAATAGCTGCGTGATTTGCAAAAGAAGTGTCGTAGTATCCAGCAAGCTGATAAACATCGTATGGAGGAGTAATAATGTCAAAGATACCGTATGCATTGCGATAAACAGCACCAGGATTTAGCTTCTTTGATTTAGCATCCTCACGACCAGAGTCAATAGCACTTGCAGAATCCATATAGGCTTCGGACATTGCTGTTTTTTCTATACGAGACTCACGACGCTTAAAGTTTGGATCAATGCCCACATAGTTTTTAATTTCATCCCAAGACTTTGTAAAAGGATCATTGTTTACAGCAACATCCTGATCAAGATATGAGTCATCTCTAATTGGAATTGCAATTTTAGTTAAATCATTCATCGCCATACATCTCCAAGGTCTTCTTGGCAGCAATAACTGCACCAAGGTCATTCATAGATGGGATTAGTCCCTGTGACATGCGATCCCTTTGTTCTGAGTGTTCTTCGTCTGAAATTCGTCCAGTACCTTCGAAGAACACCGCCTCTCCATCTGGCTCACCATAATATGCAGCTGCTTTTTTAAGCTCTTCAATCTTAGACTGATCTCCACGCATTGCTGGAATATTTAAAACATTGTTATCGCCATCGGTAAAGAACTTACCGTTTGACTTCTTCCAAACGTAAATACCTGCATTTGTGAGGTTGTCACCAACAAATTGGATCTTAGTCTTACCAATTTGGCCCTTCATAATCTTATCCATGAACACTAGTATACCATATTAAGCAGGAGTAACAATATTTTCTTGCCACGTTACGTTGTCAAAGAATGTGTACTGGTACTTGTTTAACCTAAATACGCTATCTGTGTCTGCAACAATTCTATCTGTCCCAGTATATTTTTTGTATACTGATTCACCGTCAACTGTTGGAAGACTTCTTTCGTTAGAAAACAGTACAGTTTTCCATGAGTATGGCGTTGTTGCTAAAATTGGTGGGGTATTAGATGGATCTGTACCAGTCTTCCAATACCCCCAATGTGCCTGATTGCCGTCTACAGAATTAACAGCAAACCATTTACGATAAGTTGATCTAGCATTTGATTCCAACAAAGACGACTGATACTGAAGAATGTTATCTACAGAAATTTCACCAGTTAGATTTAAAGCACCAGTATAGTTGTCAAATATAAGAGGTGTTCCAAAAACCAAGCCTAAGATTGTCCAAGAATCAATGTTAATTACTGGCGTCTTAACAATTTTTCCATTAACATAAAACACAATATTAGAATCAAGTAATCCAGTATTTGAGTCAACCGCATAGACTCTTGCTCTTTTTCTGTTTGCTGTGTCTGGAACCATATAGAATCTTGTATTTAATTCTGAGTTTTCAATTTGAAAAACTTCTGTAATTTCTTCTGGAAAAAGATTATCTTTATATCTTAAAGCCATTTGTAGTCCAGAAAGTCTGTAAAAGCTTGAGGCATTTTGATTAATAGGAACTCTAATGCCATGCTCTTCACCTTGACCAACAGTATCTCTAAGCCTAACTCCACTGCTTCCAGTTAAATAAAAATATGGAGAGCTTCCTTTATAAATGGTATAAGGGTTTCTATGCTTGTAATCTGTAAAATCTGTTGATCTTGTATATGGGTAAATATCTGTTCCGTACTTAGTTCCAATTGCTGTTGGAATAAACGAGTTTAATGCTTGTGATGAAAGCTGTAAAGATTGAATTTTAATTGGGTTTTCTACAATTCCAGCAGCCAACACTTCTAAGTGAACAACAAGTGCTAGATCTTTAAAGTCTATGTCTCTTGGTGGGTAAATAATCATATCATTAGTAATTCCGTATTTCTCAAATTCCCAATTTTCTCCTGGCTCAATCACGCCACTAATTGGTGGCAAAAATGTATTTTCATCAGTGAACTGCTTAACACTAGTATTAGCATTTTCTGTAAGTCTTTGAAAGGATACGTGAGTTTTAATTATTGAATCCGTAGTGTCGTATCCATTAAAAGTAAAGATGTTTAGTTCTGGATAAGAAATATTAAACTGAATAAAATCAAGATCAAAAACTTTTTCATTAAGTTTTGAAGTTACATATTTTCCAAAATAAGCAAGTGGAACATAATCTTGCCAATATCCATTTGTTGCTACATCTAAAGTAAATGTGTCGATAAACTTTTTTGGAACCAATGTATAACTTGCAATATGCTCAGTTGTTTCAACAGGATCATAACTATCTGCAATAATTGCCATACCTGTTAATTCTCCAGTTATGTTAAACAAACTTTCAATTTTTTCTAAATTTCTGGCTGTGCAAAAACCTACACGATAAATTTTTCCAGAAAATGTATTACTTAAAGAACCCTTTCCACCAACATAAACTTTTAGTTTTTGTCTTAATCCAAAAAAGGATAAGGCTTCTGTCCCATTTGCCTTACAAAAATTATCAATATTTAAGCCAGCAACAAAAATGTCTCCTGGGGTATATGTTTGTGATGGAGATGCGTTGTCATAAATTTTAATAATTGGTGTGTTTGGTGAACCAGTAGAGTCAAAAGTTTGAAGAGTGTAAACAATGTCAGATCCCTCAATTGTTATTTCAAAATAATCAAAGTTAAGTGTGTTTTCAACATAAAATAATGTCTGTTTTGAAGAGTCTTCTGTATTGCTTTCAAAAAGTCCGTAAAAACATTTAGTGTCTTGAATTAAAGAATTAATAGATGAAAACTCAATGTACCCATTAGTATTATCCCATAAACTGTTTGGTCTTAAAGTAATAAAGGAGTCCTCATCTTCTGGCTGAATTGCAGACAAGTCTTTGTAAAAATCATTTATTGTTTTATTGCTAAATGTAATTTGCGGTAAAGAATAGTCTGGCAAGTTAATTGATGTATTGTCAATTTTTAAGTTTTCTGAAATTCCTTGTTGCCATTTTCCAATATCTGGATAAAAATAGTTTTTAGAATAGTTTGCCATTGGATAGTCAATAGCTACTGCTGTTCCAAGATTAAAGTTACCAATATTTTCAAAAGCATCTAGACCTTGACCATAAATCCATCTACGTTTTTGTACAATTGCTGGAACTAGATATGGATATATCCCAACACAATCAAGCTCTATTAATGGGACGTCTTCGTATGCATAAAAAGCAAGCCAGTCTTGATCTTTTGTTGTTTCTTCTGATGTGTCGTATTTTGGGGGGTAGTCAATAGTTGATGCAATAAATGTCATTGAAATAACTTCTTCACCATTAAGCATTAAGCTTGCTGATGTACTACTCAACTTAATGCTAATAAGCATTGGTCTATCCCATTCACCAATATAATAAGAACTTGTATTTGTTCCTACTTTTAATACTAAGAATGAGTCATTTACATAGAGTCCATCAGATGATGAAACTGGTCCCACTATTCTTCTTGGAACTGTAGCTGAACTTTGTATCTTTACCCAAAATTCTAGTGTTGCGTCTGAATATTGTCCGCTATCGTTCATAAATCCAAAACCAGGTAAAACCAAAGATGGATAGTTTTCTCCAGTAATTTCATCAATATTAGGAATAATTCTTGTGCTGTTACTAGCACCATAAACTAGTGGCAAACCAGCATTAGAGGCACACATAAGTCCTTTGTTTGACAAATAGTATCCAAGAGTATCTTGCAAGCCATAAGGCTTTGTAGTAGCCCCTGTTCCTATTGGAGTTATGCTATCTGGAAGCTCTATAGTGTTTACTCCTAAAGAAGATACGTTAAACTGTTCTGACCATTGAGAAACATCTAGTCCATTAATAAAGAATGAATAAACACTACCTGCGGCTGGATAGGTAAGTTTAAGGTATGCCTGTAAATTTGAAAAAGAATCAGGAATATCAAAAGATTCTGATATAAAAGCCCATTTCTGAATTTCATCAATAGTTACAGTTTTATAAACTAGTTGTTGAACACTTTCTTCATCGAGATAAGAATATCCAATGTCCACCGTTGCTTGCTGATCCCCAGCATATAAATATGTAGAAACTACAAACGACTCTAAGTCTACATTAAAGTCTGAATAGTTTGCAAAAGCTGGACTTAAGACTGTAGTAGAGTCTCCAATGCTTACAGTTCCTACTAAAATTTTATTGACTACTGATTCTAATTGTGCCTCTGGCGAAGACTCGGAATATACTGATGGAGTTCCATTTGTAACTGTCCACCCATTTCCTGTAGAAATAGTTCTTTCATTTTCTGGCACAAAAGAAACATGCGTTACGTTTTCGTCAAGTGCCCATAAAACTACTGGCTGCTCTGCAAAAACTTTATCTGCATATGAATTTGAAGTTACTATAGACACGTATTCACCTTAGTTAATTTTATCATATTTTAACTTATACTATTACAAAAAGAATACCCCCAGATTTCTCCAGGGGCAGTCTTAAGTTTTTATCTACTTAGCAGTTTTAGGTGCATTGGCAATAGCAAGTGTAGTAAACGGAACAGCAAGGTTTCCTACAACTGCACTAGCAACTATGACCCAGATTGGAGCCTGAACTCCAGCAGCCATAATTCCTACGCCAATGTTGCTAACGATTAGTGCTGCAAGGCCATAGAGTGCATAAGCAAGCTTACGCCCCTTTGCATTTGGAATAAGAATTCCAAGAGCATCAGCTCCTGCATGTGTTGCTTCTGTTGGAAGCGGCTTTACGTTTGGCATTGGTTTTGTCTCCTTATTTGGTTTTACCACAGGCTTAGTAACAGGTTTTGTTACTGGCTCAGTTGGTTTTGTAACTGGTTTTGCTGGCTCTGGTGTGACAGTTGGCTTTTCAATTGGTTTCTCAACTGGCTTGTCAACTGGCTTTTCAATTGGTTTTGAATCAGGGACAACAGGTTTTACAGCTGGTTTAGTAAACTGACCAGCGTTAAGACGATTTTGCATTGCAGTAATAGTTGCAGGACCAAATGATCCATCGGCAGTTACTCCAAGATATGTCTGAAGAGCCTTTGTAGTTGCAGGTCCCCACGAACCATCTTGAGCAGTACCCAAGAAAGCCTGAAGAGCCTTTGTGCTAGCAGGTCCAAACGAACCATCATCAGCAACTCCAAGAGCACGTTGAAGTGCCTTTTTTGTTGAAGGACCAAATGATCCGTCAGCAGAAAGACCACTAGCAGGGCCAGCATTTAGCACAGCCAGTGTTTTAGGACCCACAATACCGTCAACAACTAGTCCGTTTTTAGACTGAAAATCTTTGATAGCAGCTAGTGTCTTAGGACCAACAACTCCATCTGCAACCAACCCATATCCAAACTTGTTAAGAAGATTTTGAATATTAAGTGAGTTTGAGTTATTCCCAGAACCACCATTAACATAGTCAAGAGGGTCTACTCTACGACCACTAGGATCAATAAGATGCCAGTGGATATGAGGTCCAGTTGATTGTCCTGTCGAACCCGAGTATCCAATAATTTGACCCTGCTTGTAGTTTCCTTCAGGAACAAATCCGCCGTCACGCAAATGCAAGTATTCGTCAATAAATCCGTTGCCGTGATGGAAACGAATGTAATTGCCGTAACCATTAGTCATTGGTCGATTTTCTAGACGACCATCTGTGGGGGCAGGAATTGGTGTGTTACTTCGTACAGCATAGTCAATTCCTCCACGCGAACCCCTAGCGATATGATCATTCCAATCATCGCTTATGGGGTACTGAGAAAGTGTGTTAATATAAGTCATTTTTCCTCCTCTTATAGTTTACCACATTTATTAAGATGCGTATTTAGCCATTAAAGGTTCAGGATTTACTTGAACATCCATGTCTTGTATTTCAAAGTGAAGGTGTGGTCCAGTTGACCTACCAGTATTTCCTACAAGTCCAATTACTTGTCCTTGTGTTACTTTAGTACCCACAGAGATTCCGTATTGTTCGAATGATCCAGCAATTAAATGTGCGTAAAGAGTTGAGTACTGATATCCATCATAAATCTTAACCATATATCCATAATTGTCAGTTCCATATTCTACCTTTGTTACAACTCCATCTGTAGCTGCACGAACTTCTGCACCATGACCAGGAAAAATATCCATTCCCATGTGCATACTATTAGTGTCTGGCCTCCACACACCAAAACCTTCGCCAATCCTAGAATGCTCAACAGGCCAAATAAAGTTTGGTGTATAAATTGCTGGTCCACGAGTCGCATCCTGAATGTAGCCACTTGCAGTTAAAGTTTGAACATGTTCAACTCTTTCGCTAGCTGTTACTGAAGGGCCACAATAACTAGGCCCTGGAACACATAATGTAGAAGCAATTAAAACATTAGAAAAAATAAAATTTAAAATTTTCTTACCTCCTAAAAATAACGGTAAGTTTTTATTATAGCGTAATTATTATGTTAAGTCTACCCAAGCTGTACCATTCCAACGTTTAGCATTAGAAAGATCCCAATATTTAACAGTTTGGCTTAGTGGAGGAGCACCCTCAACACCGTAACGTTTTGCTGTTTCTGTTGGCTGGTATGTATTTGGGCTTGTTTCTCCAGCACCCCGATATCTACGTCCTCCAGCGGAAACAAACATTGCAGTTGTTCCATCTGAGGAAGGAGAAAAGTTAGCGGTATATGAAAGATTTGTATCTGGATAATAGGTAATTGCTCCAGCTGAATTGTTTATAATAGAGTTTTTTGCATACACTCTAAATTTATACCAAAGAGCTGCTGGAAGAAGAACAAACGTGTATTCTTGATTTGCTCCATTTAGTGTCATTAATTGTGGGGTAGACCAAGCACTATAAGTACCGCCAGAAGTTGTGGCAGATTGATACTGAACATAATAGCCAGATATTGCTTTTCCATAATTTAAAGAGTCGCTAGAGACAATTACTGTAACGTTTCTTCCAACCTTAAATGGCGGATTTGCTCCAAATGTTGGCGGTGACGGTGCACCTGGTGTTTGCACAATAGATGATTGTGACGACACTGTTCCTGTGCCAATTGCATTTTTTGCTTCTAACCTATAAGTATAATTTACACCAATAGTTCCAGAAGTATCTGTAAAAGATGTTCCAGTCGCTGTTGTACTTAGTGTTGTTAAAATATTACCACTTGAGTCACACCTATAAACATTGTATGCGGTTATTGAAGAGCCACCATTATAAGGAGCAGTCCAAGAAATATTTATATTTTGCGAATTTGTGTTGCTTGCAGATACAGTTGGTTGTCCAACTTGACTTGGAATACCAGCAATTGTTGTACTAGATTCTCCACTGTATCCCCAGTTAACATTATAGTTGTTAGCTACTCTTGTATAGACAGTGTACTGACTTGTTGGTGTAACACTTATAGATGCTGTACGAGATGGTGTTCGGTTTGGATAAGTTCCTGTAGCAGACATATCAATATAGCTTGCAGACCCCAACCAGCTTGATGTCGTATTATCATAAGTTCTATATTGATAAAGTTGTGGGGCAAAACTTCCATTAGATGCTGGTATTTGTGCTGTAATGCCAATAGTTCCTGGTGAAGATCTTGTCAATGCAGGTACAGCAGGTGTTGATGGTGCAGTAAATGTTGTAAGTGTTATTGACGATCCTGGAGTTGCAGACGCACTCCCAACTGGAGTATCAACTGTTACAAATTGAGCATTACCATTAACAGATCCACCAGCACCAGTGTTTGAATTATGACCTATATCAAATGAGCCACTTCTTACTGGTCCTGGGAATGCTGGTCCAGTAATTACACCGCTACCAAAATCGTAGTTACCACTCCACGTTCCTCTTCTTGTACCAGCCACATCAATAAAATGTGTGTTTCCAGTAGTAAAAGAATAGCCACCTGTAGAACCGTTGTTGTCATAAACCTGTGTTGACCAAGAAATTACAGATTTATTATTTGCTGGATCATCAGTATTCGTTATAGAAATATTTACGGCGGCTCTGGCAGAGCCATCACTGGTAGCTGCTGCTGCACTAATAGTAGCCATTTACATCACCAGAACCAAAGGTCACCAGCCTGTGGAGTATATCCAGAGTTATTTGTACTATTAGGCTCTAACTCTTGAACAAATATACGAGTTCCTGAAACGACACCGCTAGTATTATAAATTGTTGGTTTAACATTTAACTGTGACTGTACGGTTGAGCCTGATGCAGTAGTTATACCAACAAGAGTTGCAAGCTCAGTTGAAGAAACGGTACTGTTAGCAATTTTTTGACCACTGTCTACAATTACTGCTCTATTTGCAGTAAGAGATGCAGAAACAATTGATGAAGCAGATCCTGTAATTTGATCAGTAGAAGTTTGCCAGCTACTCCAAGATCCACTAAAATAGACTCTCCAATACTTAATAGTGTTTGTTGAACTAATATACATGTGATAAGTTTGATAAATTACTGCACCTTCAGTCAACACTTCTAACATTCCAGCATACTGTGTTCCACCAAAAGTAGGGTAATTAGATGTTCCAGTTCTTGCACCTGAATTTGTTGGTTGGTGGTAATAGCCAGTTAAGGTATATGGAGAATTATTTAAGTTTGCATTTGCAGTAATTGCAATTGGTTTAGAAATTTTTATTGTGTTTAAAGCATTTAAGTGTCCAGCAACTGAGTCTTCTGGAAGTGGTGAAGGGTTGCTTGTGTCTGAACCAAAGTGGTAAATGCGTAAAGCTGCTTGAATATCAGCATTGTCTCCTAGTTCTGGAATTTTTGCTTGATATGGCGCACCGCCATCTCCAATATTTGTAACCATATAATCACCTAATTAATTATATCACGTTAATCGATACGTTTACGTTTGCTTGTCCAGATAGTGCTGACCAAACTCCAGTTCCAGGATTGATCTGAGCTGCAGTTACTGTAATTGGAAGAACATATGCACTATCCTCATTTATTGTATATTGTCCAACAACAAAAGACGAAGCAATCGGAGCATTAGTTTGACCCTGTACATCAATATGTACATTTAGTTTACTGGTAAGAGTTTGTTGCAATAGTGGTGCTGTTGTATTTGAAACTACAACGCTAAGCACTGTTTGACCTGAAGTAAATGTGGCAGTTTCATTAGTATTGTAAGTATTTGGAATGATCTTAAAAATTTTTACCCAAGTACCGTTTTGATATTGGTAAACATACAAATACTCTGAGTCGGTAGTTTTTAAATTAATGTACCAATCTAGATTTTGCAAAGTTTCAACAAATGTAACACCAGAGTCTTCTGGTTTTCCAGATCCATAAAGAATTAGTCCACCACGTACGCCCTGTGTTCCTAAATCAGTATTTACCTGAATGGAGTCTGCTCCACCACTAACAATAAAAGAGTCTGTGTTTACTAAGACTGTTTGTTGAGTTGCCATAACATTAATTATATCATGTTCAAGCTTATATGTGTAGCAATGTGTCCTGAAGTTGTAAGAGGAATAAAGCCAGATATTGGATTAGCCTCTACTGCCGTAATTGTTAAAGGAAAAGAATATGTTTTGTTTTCTCCAACAATAGACGAGGTTGGTGATGCACTAAATTCAAAAGATGTAACAACTGGATATTGGTTTTCAATATCTAAAGAAATGTTGATCTTGACCCCCTCTTCCCAATTAGATAGTATTGAAGTAGGAAGGGATGTTAATTTAAAAAATTGATTTTTATCTTTTTGAAATGCGTAGTCTCCAACACTTTTTCCAGTAAGGGCAAGCATGGCGGCTTGATTGTTTACAAATGATGCTGATGCTGGAATGTCTTTTAATGCTACTCCCGACTCGTCTACACCATATTGCTGTTCAGCGATAAAAGTTTTTGATGACACTACATATGTATGTGATGTTGCACCGCTAGTAAAAGTTAGTTTATTACTTCCATCAAGAGTTGAGTGATAAATATTTGGAACAAGCCTAAACATTTTTACCCACTCAAACCCCTCTGAACTAGGTCGATAATTGTATGCCATCATATATTCATCATCATCTGTTTTTAAATTAATACACCAATCATAAAGTTGTGGTTCGACAAAGTTTTGATCAGATCCAACAAATACAGACTGATTGTATGGTTTTCCAGGATTTGGAAAAATATAGCTTCCACGAGCACCTTCTAATCCAGGATCAACCTTAACTGTTATAGCAGCTGGACCACTTATGTCTAGACTAAGAGCTGAAACATTGATATCAGGCATATTTTATTTATCCTATGATCCCAATGTTGACCCAATAGCATATCCGTTTCCTTCGTTTGCAATATCTACAGTTCCTTCTCCAGCAGCATTTATTGCAACAACAGCAAGATAATACGCTGTATCTGGAGTTAGTCCTTCAAATGTATAAGTTGTTGCTGGTGCACTAATAGTTATTGGCGTACCCAAGCTAAGTGGATTAACAGTTGCGTAAAGCTTGTAAGAAGATACTTGATATACGGATGAAGGGGCTGTCCAGTTTATTGTAATAGATGTGTAGTCTTCATCTGAAACAGTAACATCCTCAACATATGGAGGAACAGAAAGAATTGAGTCTACGTTTACCTGCTCTGTTACAAAAATTTCTCCAGTAAGAAGTGTATAGACATAGTTATATGGTGAAGATGTTTTACCAATTTCAACATCATAGTAATATGTAGTACCTGCGACTAAACCAACTGGGGAGTTTGATCCTGTAGGATTTGTGGTTGATACAAGGCTTGGCTGAATAGCACAAAGAATATATTCGTTATTAATAATGCTGGCATAACCGTTGTATTCTAGTTTTCCACTAACGCCTACAGTTCCACCCTTTTCATTAGAAATTTTAAACTTACAAGATGTATAAGAAGATAGGTCAAAAGCATTACCTGCTGCATCTTTGGGGTAAATCGTAAATTCAAAGGTATCACCCTTGTAGTAACTAATGTTATAGGTTCCTGGAAATGCCATAGCTTTATTATATCATGATTTAAAGACTGTTTATTGTCACATCTGAAATTACCTGAATAATTCCAATAGCAGGTGTCCAAACAACATCATCACTTGTTCTAATTGCTTGTAGATCAAAACTTAGTTCTGCTGATATTGACTGATTGTTTTCTGTTCCCCATGTTTCTGTAATATTGGCATCTGCTGTCACAGTAACTGATCCATTATTTACAGAAATATCTAAAGAATCTGAAGAATCTGTTTTTGAATTAAATGCTGTTGCAGAAAATGTCCAATCAGAAAGATCTAAAAATGTTGTTTCATCATTTTCAAGAAACTGAAACTCAAGTGACGAGGTATCTCCACGAACAACACGCCACTTAACCTGTGCTGGATCTGCACCAATAAACTCGTCAGGACAACAAGCATTAGTCATTACACACCATCCAGAGCTATGTAATCACCAGAAATGTGGAAGTTATCTTCCGCGTTCAGGGTTACAGGCTGAGTTGATGTGAAAGGTACGTTGTACGCAGAGTTCCCACTTGCATCAATACTCTTCAATACCACTCTAGATTCACCAGCTGCAACGTGTCCAAACATTGGATAGTCACGACCAGTAGAAATGTCGTGGTAGCAGCCAGCTGCGAACTGGTAGTTGTACTTGGAAGGGAAAGGAAGGTCTACGTAGTATTGTCCAGTTCCAAAGTTAGTGATGTTGTCCATATCAACGTCAATTCTGAAGTGAACCATTGGACCAGTCTTTACATAAGAACCAGTAAACAGCGGAGCACCAGTAAAGGTTGGCTGAGTACCCAGCGTTCCACCAACGACGGTAAACGAAGTGTCTCCACCTAAGTCTCCAATAGTTGCAATCTGATTTTCTGGTTGGTTGTTTCCTAAGAATTCTCCACCTTCATTACCGCCTTGAATAATAACATCTTGATCTGAAGAAACGTATAAATCATTCTCATAGTTAGCAACACTTTGAACCAGTAGACCACCCATTCCTGGGCCATATAGGTATCCATCTGAGTTAAACTCCCAGAAATTATCATAGGTTGGTTCATTGGTGAATGTGTAGGTATCTCCTGTTACAAAGCTTAGTCCAGTTGCTGTAACAGTTGCTAGACCTTCAGTTGGGCTGTTAAGTGTAACTGCGGCTATTTCAAAATCGGTACTCTCAACATTAACTTTGTATCCAACCTCAATATTTACTGGCATAGAAGTTATAAACTCTGCGTTGCTTGTTTCATTTAAGTTTTGATAGCTATTTTCAATTCTTGTTGGTCTTGTACGAATTGAAACTTCTCTGGCACTATCAGAAACATAGACATGGTTTCTTTCTCCACCAATAATAACTTTTGCAATTGACTCATCTATTTCACCACCAGCACGAATGTGGATGTGGTTTGGGTCAGTTGGGTCAATAACAAGGTACTGATCATTGGCGTATAGGTCTGCGTCTGGAACCAATTCCATAGTACCAGCACCAAGTCCATCGCCAGAAGCTGTACCAGCACCAATAATCTGTACGCCATCAAATGTAATGTCTCCAAGACCTGTTGCTGCTGTAACGTCTGCAATAGTTGCAACTCTGTTGGTTGCATCAGGAGTAAGCTCTGCGTCTCCCCAGCCAATGTAGACGTTTCCATCTCCATCGCTGCCAGGAAACAGTGTTATGTCTCTAGCAGAACGAAGTGATAGATCGTCCTGTGGAGTTGCAATGCGAGCAGTGTTAGTTGAAGTTCTTGTAAAGGTAATGAAGTCATCGCCGTCACCGTCCTTGATGGCTACTGGGAGAACAAGGTCTGTGTCTGATGTAGTTCCAGAGTTTCCTGTGTCTAACTCTGCTCCGTAGTTGTCGTCGCCATCGTTAACATTTATTGACATGTAGGTCATGTAGGTTTTTGTGGTGTCAGAGTCTTGGTCTGCTGCAAAACCAATTCGGTAAGGACCAGCAGGTAGAGCTTCATTGATACTTAATGACTCAATAACCTCTTGGGAACCCTGTGCAGTGTAAGAAACGGTTACCTTGTTAGTAGAGGCTGTTGGGTCATATGCAAATCTAACTCTGTAAAGTCCACTCTCTGGAATACTAACGTCTCCAGCTGCGGAAGTGGTGCGACCAAAAAGTTTTAGGTCTAAGCAATCAAACTGAGCAGCGATTCTTGATGAGTTTGTCGCATAATCCCACTCTGGGTTATCGCCATCTGAATAAACACATACACCAATATTGTTGCACTCGGTGTTGGCATCAAAGATAAACTCAACAACTACAGAGCTGTCCTCTGGAATAGTAAAGTCTGTAAAGACTGGGTAGGAAGTAGCTCCATCTGATTCGTCTGCATTCTGAAACCAAAGGCCGTTAGAGTTCCAACCAAAGTGTGTGTTTAGGTCTGGAAGATGGGTTGTTCCCTCTCCCCAGGTAAGGAAGTATGCAGCAGGACGAATGTTTCCAGTGGTTTGAATAGTTCCATCTGGGAACTCTAGTCTTCCGTCAGGACGGAATGTCCACTCGTAACTAAAACCTTCGTTATCGTCGTTACTTGAAATTCTTACTTCATCTTTTGCAGAGATAGCTACATCATCTCCATATGCACGAATAAACACATCATCTGCTGCCTCGATATTGATGTCGCAGTCTGAACCTACAGAATCTTCATCACGAAGAGTACGAATAGTCATGTCGTGGTCTGTGATAGTCATAAAGCTGCCGTCACCACCGTCATCAATGAACTCGAAGTCAGCGATATCGCCGTTTCCAGCTCCTGCTGGACCAGGGAAGGGTACAATTTTAATAACAGCCATAGTACTTCTAGTATATCATTTATTATAAAATAAAAAGACTAGTAACCAAGGAAGTGGGTGTGAGAGAGAGAAACCCTGGTTACTAGCCATATCAATTATAACATATTGGTAACGTTATCAAACCGTTATAAAATATTTGGGGTATTGGTATCAAGAACGATGATTTTGTGTGTATAATTGTAATAATTGGGAAGAGAATAATATTAGGCTAGCTGAGATAGAGAATAATAAATACTAGTTAGATAGCTTCTCAATAACAATCTTCAGCACATCGTCAACCTTGCCTTCAAGCTTGTCAAGTCTTTTTTCAAACCTTTCATCGTCTTCATGTTGCTTGTTTGCAATTTCTATTTGTTTTGCTTCTAACCGAGTAACTTGATCTTTTATAGATGATCCTCCATTTGGTCTTAGCTCATGTCTAATATCTTGCATACCTTCTTTTACATGGTATCTTACAAAAAATCTAACTGCAGCCAAAATAGCTGTTAGGATACCCAAAATACCTAAAATAACAGGGACCCATTCATACCAAAGCATAATAATATAATTATATCGTATGTTTTATAAGTTATCCACACCCTGTTGATAACATATAACTAATTAAGCTCGCTTTTAGTCGGCGGTAAATTTCGGCGCCGAGAAGTACCCCATATACCTGTCCAAACAAGATGAAACATCCAAATGGACAAATAAATATGATATCGAAGTATCGGAAAATAACAATATATCCCCCATATCGGAATATCCAGATATTGTGCTATCCTTATATCGACCCCAGTCATGCCACAGGTTCGGAAACCAGCATAAACCCCAAATAGGATTGCTCTCTAGTAATAGGGAGCTTTCTTATTTGATCAATAGAAGTAACACTAATGAGTGATTGATCAAGACAGCCTTTGGCTGTTATGTACCCTCGAAAATTAAGCTATGTTATAATTGAGATATGGAAAATAAAGAAAATGAACCAGAAGATGTTAAATTCCTTGATCTATTTAATCCAAACTCACCAAGATCAAATGAGGATGAAATTAAAGCTAGACTTGATATTTGTAACCAATGTCCTTACTTAGGAAAGAAACTAAAGCGTTGTGGTCTATGTGGTTGTTTTATGTCATTGAAGACTACTTTGTTAGAAGCTAAATGTCCTATTGACAAATGGTAAGCATCTTTGCTATAATAGATCTATGTGTAATGGAAATTGCTCTTGTGATACCCCCGAAGTTTTAAAATATGATCTATCAGAAGATTGCTTATGCATCTTTGATGGAAACCCAGACTTTTGTATTTGTATTGACATAAGTGAACCCACAGCGTAAGGAGAGAAACGTGGATAAACCAAAAGATAAACTTTATCAGGATAAGACCTGGCTTGCTACTGAGCTTGAAACTAAATCTACCCGAAAAATTGCTAAAGAGCAAAGGGTTAGCTATAAGCTTATTAATGTATGGGCTTTGAACTATGGACTCATTGAGCGATCAGAAGAAACAATCCTTGCATGAGGGATAAATTGTCTACCCTGCAAAAAATTCTAATATCTATAGCAGGACTTGGCACTATTGTGTTGTGCAATCTTGTTGTGATCTTTATTGCAAAAGCATTTGGTGCTTAATCTGAAAAATTTTGTATTTTCCAATTTGAAGATTTTCTGAATAATTTTTAGAGATGTACGATACATGCCTCACAGAAATAAATCAACAAAAATATAGTGAGCACACTGAAAGTGACTATACGCACCCAAAACTTTCTCAAACTATTTTTTGACTTATCGGCGTGTCGCATTGCTAATGTCAGTGGTTACTGATTAGATATAGATATAGAAAGAAACCAAGCAAAACCTAAAAGAATGGAAAACAAAATGTTCGGAATCACAAAGTCAGAAGGCTACTACTGGGTACGCGTTGGACAGAGCACTACTAAGGTTGGTCACAAGACTTTCCGTTCAGCACTTGCTCACCTTATCACTGGCATTGCCTAAGTTTCACTGTCATAGGCTAACGATAAACTAAAGACATAAAGAAAGGATAACTAATGTATATAGTAGAAGTAATCAAGAAGGGAATCGGAGTCATTGAGACTTTCGGTTCACGCTCTAGGGCAGAAGCAGAAGCACAGAAGAATGTGTATGCTCTCATGTATCCTGAGTGTGTAGTAATGATGGAGTGGAGTAACTAAGGGTAGGGGATCCCCTCCCTATACCCCCAACATATGGGCCTGTGTATAACTTATCCACAATTTGGCGCCGCCCTGTGTATAACTTGTCCACAGGTTACGCATACGTCTAAGATCCCTCGAAAAAAATCTTTTATTTATTTTTGCGTTTGTCGGCGTGTCGCGTAGGTAATGTCGTAGGTGTGTGATTAGATATAGATATAGAAACAAACACAGAAAGAATGGAAAACAAAATGGAAATCGTAATCGTAATCATGTGGTCGCTTGCTCTCGCACCATTCGCATACATTGCTGTATCGTACTGGTGGAGTGGTCGCTAGTTTCACTGTCAGACCCTACTGCTATACTCTAACTAACAAACAAAAAGAATGGATAACAAAATGTCAGAAGAAACTCGAATGCTAACAAGCCTTATCATTGGTGGAGGTCTTTGTGCCTTCGTCTTCATCGGTATCATCGCAATGGCTATTGCGGCTACCTACTACGGAAAGAAAGAGGGTAAGTAATATGACTACCACTACTAAGACTTGCTACCTATGCTATACCCCTGGTATGCCTGATGTACCTGCTGTAGAGTATTCGCCCTATGGCTACCCTGCCTGTGCTAGCCACTATGCTAGTGACTTTGATGAGTTTGCTAGCGATTATTCGTAATCACGGCGTGTCGCCTTGACATTCCCCCGATTTTGGGCGCCGCCTGTGGATAACTTTGTGGATAACTCTGTTACGGAACCGTTATAAAATCTTCCCGATTGGTGGAAAAAGTAGGGGTCAAATGTCAGTGGGTCGTGTTAGTCTGTTTACAGATAGAAAGGAAAAAGCAAATGGGATTTATGAAAATCATCACCGCTGAAGGTGTACAAGACATTGAGACTATGACGGTTGAGCAATTGCTCGGTCTTCAGGTCGCCCTAATGGCAGAAAAAGATAAATAACTTTTTTTCGCAAACACGGCGTGTCGTCTTGACAAATCGTAGAATGTGTGATTAGATAGTAATATAAATAAACAGAGAGAGAATGAGCCTCAGAGAATGAGCCTTAGCAAATAATCCCGATAGGGTGAGCCTAAGCAAATAAGTCTCAGAGCAAATAAGTCTCTCTCACTAAGAAAGGTAAACTAATGGAATATGTAAACAAGACTCCCCTAATGGATGAGGTATTGGAAGCCGTTATGGCTAAGTATGGCTACGAGACTAAGTCTCAGGCATACCCCTTCGTAATCGGTATGGCTACCGAATGTATCTCAGTCGAATCGTTTAGCCGTATGCTAGACGCACTAAAGTAAAGAAAGGAAAACTCAAAATGAAAATTTGTGAAGTTTGTGAAAAGTCTGTAGAGACTGTGTTCGTGTCCGCTTATGGCGAATGGCTTATCTGTAAGCCTTGCCTTATCTCTGAGCGTTTCGCAATTATGCGTAGCGAGGGTGAGTTTGCTAGTTAGCAGACTACCCCCAGGGATCCCCGACATATACCAATTTTAGAATACACGGCGTGTCGGTTTGCGTATTCCCAAAAAATCGGCGCCCCCCTGTGGATAACTTATCAACAGTTTACGTTGGACTACAAAAATGCCTCAAACTTTTTTCAGACTTATCGGCGTGTCGTGGTTTCATTGTCGGTGGGTCGTGCTAGGCTGAGGGTAACGAAAGGAAAACTAATGGAAACTAGAACACAAAAGGCTAAGGGCTTCGTCGGTAAGACTGTCCGCTTCACTAGCAAGCCTCGCCCATTCGGTCCAGCCTACACCTATGAGGGTCTGGTCGTAAAGGTAAAGGGTCTGAACGCTGACGGCTCAGAGATTCACTTTGAGGACGGTCGAAAGACTTTCTACAACTGGGGAGTGTCCGCCGAGATTCTCTCTTAGAGTGTCGGTGGCTACCCCTATACTGTAATCATAACGAAAGGAAAACTAAAATGGAATGTGAAATCTGTGACTACCGTCAGGCACTTGAGGTGCTTCAGTATGACACCGAAATTGCTGAGTTGGAGTTTGTGGCTGTGTGCCAGAACTGCCACGACGCTATCGTGTGCGATAAGTTGGAAACTCAATTCGCTATCGTTGATATCTTCCCGATTGCAGACTAGGAGAAAAAATGGAACGCTCACCGCTTTATTATTTTGTCCGTGGCGTGTGTCGGTTTATTGTTCAAATCGGCATAGCCATAGGCGTATTGTTTTCTGCCTATTGGTTCATTCTTCTGTTTTGGGCAACCTTCTACCCCTAGGAAAATGGATCGACCCTATCGGCGTGTCGGCTTGACAAATGTCGGTGGGGGCGGCGCCGCCCACCGTTACCTATTTGTTATTAAGGAATACGAAAAAAATGCCTCAAATGTCAGAGTGGTGTGGTAGGGTTTAGGTATGAAGAAATGCTCGAAGTGCGAACAGACCCTCGCTCACTCCTCGTTCTCTCCCTCCTCTGGTGGGAAGTATCTGCGACCTGAGTGTCGTGACTGTGGTCGCAAGTTGGCTAATGAGCGTCGTGCTTTGCGTAAAGAGTATGGCTACCCCGAATCAGGACACACCTGCCCTATCTGTCTAAAGTCAGAAGATGAACTCAAGGGGACAGGTGGCAACGCTTCCATTTGGGTAGTAGACCACGACCACGGTACAGGTGCATTCCGTGGACACATCTGCCACAACTGCAACCGTGGCTTGGGTGTGTTCCAAGATGACCTAGACCGTATCGCTAGGGCAATGGAATATTTGCAAAACGCCTAGCCAGGACTTGACAGTTCGCTAGGGATCGGCGCCCCCCTTCGTTACCAAAACGTTATTAAGTAAGTTACGAAAAACCTTGTAAATGTCGGAGGCTCGTGTTAGTCTTGTATTACAACGAAAGGATAACTAATGATTTTTGAGCCTGTCTTCGGTGAAGACTTTGAGATTGTCGCCTACCTTGACGACCTCGGCAACGAGTGGACTGTTGAGGAAACCCAGGACTACTGGAATGTTTCTGGCAACTCGCTTGAGTCGCAAGACTATGAGCCTGACGAGTCTTGGTGGGATGCCGACGCTATTGCCTCTGCTGGCTGGGGAACCGACGAGGACTACGGATACTACGGAGAGTAGGCGAGGGCGCCGATCTCGCTGTCGGTGGCTCATGTTATAGTCATTATATGAACGAATACGAAACCCTTGAAATCCTGTCCGAATACGAAGCAAAGGCTAACTATGATGCCTTACTAGACGAGTGCTACCCTATCGTGTCTATTGGTTACTCAGAGTTTTATCCCTCAACGGTACTCAAAGAGTGTGACCCAATCGCATATCGCTGTGGCTTTGCTGACTATGTAGACTCATTAGCAGAAGAGGGAACTATGGTCGAGGGCTACTGCTAGGGGGGGCGGCGCCGCCGCTTCGTTACCATTTTGTTATACGAAACGCCCTCTAAATGCCCTAGAATGTCGGTGGTCACTGCTACACTGTTTATATAACGAAAGGAAAACTAATGCCAGAATGTGAAGTATGCCAGCACCGTGATTCGGTCTACATGGTAGATGTTGACTATGGTCGCATTATTCTTGTTTGTGCTACCTGTATCAACATCTTCCCCGATGGAGTAATCGTGGCTGAGGCAGATACCCGACTCATTTGAGTGTCAGTGGTCACTGCTAAAATAGAAACATAACGAAAGGAAAACTATGGAATACAAATATGTAACTGTATCAGTCTCACTGCTTGAGAACTTGGTGCGACTGAATCGTGAAGACCAGGCACGATGCAAAGAAATGGGTCTTCGTGAAATGGAACAATGGCACGAGGGTCGTGCTATGGCTTTTGAGTTTATTCTCTCTGAGTTTGCAAACAACTAACGAAAGGCAAGAACTAAAATGATGACACGCAAAGACTATGTATTTACCGCTGATGTAATCAACGATATGTATCACTTTTCACACGCTACCGATAAAGAAATTGAGAATATGTCAATCGCTTTTGCTGATTACTTTAGCAATGACAATGAGCGTTTTGACCGTAAGATTTTCTTCAACGCTTGCTACCGAGAGAAGGACTAAATGAGTATGCTCCCATTGTTCGCATTTATGTTTGGGGTCATTGTGTTTGACACGGTAGTGATTCTCTACCTGTATGCCAAATACAAGAATGCTAAGTATGAGGCATATCTAAACCGACCACCCTTCTAGGAGGGGGCGGCGCCCCGATCCGTTATCGGAATGTTATTAAGTATCTTACGAAAAATGCCGTGAATGTCAGTGGTCAATGCTAAGATTGAGTTATGAAGAAGAAACCAGCACCCAAGAAGATTCAGAACACCGCATACATTATTGCTATGCGAGGTCTGCGTAGTTCCAATGCGGCTACTACGCACGACAATCGACCTAATCGTCAGAGGACTCGTTCAGCAGTCAAGCAGGTTGCTATTCGGGAGTATGCCTGATAGAATAGGATAATGGCTCTGTAGCTCAGTTGGTTAGAGCACTACCCTGTCACGGTAGGGGTCGCCAGTTCAAGTCTGGTCAGAGTCGCAAATCGAACAAAGGAGTTACTATGTAACAGAGTAAACCAGCCACACTTACCGAAACCTAGGTGTAAAAAAGTAGGGGTGTGGTGTAGTAAATGTTATTCCCCTTTAGCTCAACGGCAGAGCAACGAGCTGTTAACTCGTAGGTTCTTGGTTCGAATCCAAGAGGGGGAGCCAGGATCCAAGGGCGCCGACCTCACTGTCAGTGGTAGGTGTTACGATAGTATTACTTAGGAAAGGAAAAAATCATGGCTTATGTATCTGAGTATGGTAACTATGGTGGTGAGGGAGTAATTGTATTCCCAGACTATCAACTTACCCCCGAACAATGGGATGAGTTAGATGTTCTGCCAGACAACGACAAAATGTCGTATGTTAAGGGTATACTAGATGAAAACGAACTAGGATATATGGAGTTTAACGACTAATGGGAGAAGCAATGAAGCGTGAATCATACATTCCACCTAAAGGAATGACACAAAAAGAGTTCCTAACTATAGTTGCAAATGACCTAGTAGATATGGTAGTCTTGAAACAGGTAGACTTTACCTATGTGCCAAGTGTTCGTGACTTTATTATCAAACATTCTAAATCCCGCCACAGAAAGGTAGCAAAGTGAAAAGCAATCCATTTGAGGGAGACGAGCAGGGTATGGAAATTATGGATGCCCTTGACGAATACTATAAGAATCCCCAAGACTACACATTCCGTGACCTTGAGGAAATCTTCCAAGACCGTGACCCATTCGAGTTTCTCTAAGGAGCAAAATGAAAAAGTATGATATCACTGCTACTGTCAAGCTGTATGACTTTTGTATGCCTGACGACTTTGACCCTGAGAACAATGACGGTGGAGACATCCTAGTCGCCCTTGATATGTATGTAGATGAAAAGACATATCAAACAGGATGGCGAACATTCGAAGAGACTATGAAGGTGTCTGGCGATTGGGTTAGTGCTACCTATAAGGTAGTCGAGTAGTGGAGTTTTTCCTACTACTCGTGATATCGGTATTGTTGATAGGAGTTATTTTGTTAATCATCTCTCCCCTGATTTTTACCGTGCTGTTTATCATTGAGAGTGTTTTGCAGAGACGAAGACACTAGGAAAGATCGGCGCCGCTTTCACTGTCAGTGGGTACTGATACAGTTGTATTACAACGAAAGGGAAAAAATGCCGAACATGAAACTCACACCAACTAGGGCTGGACTTATTTTTGAGTGTGTAGACTGTGGCTCAAAGTTTGAGGCACTTGGCACAGAGGCAGACGAACACGAATGTATGACCGTCTTCTCATTCTAATGTCGGTGGCTACTGCTAAACTGAAACCCTACGAAAGGAAAAACTAATGGGCTTGGATATGTATCTTGAGGTTCGTCGCACACTTCGTACCTACACTTGGGATGACCAGTTTGAGAAAATTGACAACCAGTTTGGGCAGTCTCTTGTTGCTCTTGCTGGTATGGAACACTTGGCTGGTCAAGAAAACTCTAGCGTCAGCATTGAGGTCAATGCAATCTATTGGCGTAAGGTAAACTCTGTTCACCAGTGGTTTGTTGATAACATCGGTGGTGGTGTAGACGAGTGTCAGCGTATGTATGTCAAACGCAAAGACCTAGAGGACTTGCGTGACTTGGTGAAGGACACTCTCATTCACCGCAACAAGGCTAGCGTTACTCTGCCAACGCAGGGTGGATTCTTCTTTGGCTCAACCGAGTATGACGAATACTATTGGGGAGATTTGGAATACACGGCTAAGGAGTTAGACCGTGTGCTTGCCAACGCTAAGGAAAGCGATGACTTCTTCTATCAGGCTTCCTGGTAGCAAGACGAGGGGTGCGACTCGATAACGCATGACCCTTCGGGGTCGGCGCCGATCCGTAACCTAATTGTTACTTACGATATGTCTATTAAGACTCTCACTGTCGGTGGCTGGTGTTATAGTAAAGGTATGACAAAGTTGATTCGTAGCAAAGACCGTAAAGTAACCAACGCTGTAACGCCTAACGGCAAGCAAGCCAGTATCGCTAACACTTTTGGTTTGCCTAGCGGAACGGCATTCTCATGTCCAGGTGCTACTAGCGTATGCGAAACTATCTGCTACGCTGGCAAGTTGGAAAAAGTCTTCAAGGGTGTGCGTATCAACCTCGAACACAACTGGGCATTAGTCAAAGACGCAGACTACCTAACCATGTATAACCTTATCCACGAAATGATTAGCGACTTTGTTTCTGATTGCGAGCGTCGTGGTGCAGAGAAACTATTCCGCATTCACTGGGACGGTGACTTCTTCAACGAAGACTACACTATCGCATGGCGTGATGTGATTTGTGACTTTCAGGATGTGCAATTCTGGGCATACACACGAAGCGACTTTGCTGTGCCTATCCTGATTGACATTCCTAATCTTGGTTTCTACTTCTCAACCGATAGTGCTAACAAAGAATTGGCTATCAGTCTCAAAGAGACTCACGGTATCAAGTTGGCTTACCTTGCTCAGACATTCGCTATTGGTAAGGCTGACATTCTTGAGATTACTGGTGAGAGTGCTATCCCATGCCCCGAAAATAACAAGAAACTGCCAATGATTAGCGAAAAGGGTAGTGCCTGTGTTACCTGTGGGCAATGTATCTTCCAACGCAATGACATTCTGTTTTCTGCTACCAAAAAGTAGCGGAGGGCGGCGCCCCCCCGATCCAAATCCCTATGTTACGATTAGGTAACAAAAGGCTGAAAAGTGCCATTTGGACTTGCTATTGTCGGTGGTTACTGTCATACTTGATATATCAGCAAGACCGCTGGTAAATAAGTTGGCTGGCTCGCCAACAGAAAATGAGGAAGCAAATGAATATCGGAGAAACCTTCACCACGCAGAAGTCGGGTGTGACTGGCACGATTGCCGAAGTAATCAAGAACGCAAGCGGTTCAGTTCGTGTTCTGCTCACCCTGCCTAACGGCGACAGCCGTTGGACTACCGTCAAGTAGTCTAACCCATTGTGCTGGGCATCACCCTAAACTGCCCACTCCAAATCAAAAGCCAAATGAAAGGAAAACATAATGGCTCGTTCACTCTCTGTGAAGATTCCCACCGCAACGCTTATTGCTGATGTCGAGGCTACGATTGCTAAGATTGAGGAAGATGTTGCTAACTACCCTGCCCTGACCGAGAAGTATCGTGCGGACTCTAAGGCTTACAACGACAAGATTGTCCAACTGACGATTGACGCTATCAAGAAGAAGTCTGACCTTATCGGAACTGACTACGGCTCGCCTATTCGTGTGACCTCTGGCTACCGAGGCAACTCCGTTCAGATTGAGGTAGACGGTGACGCTCTTGGATTCCCACAGAAGCCTGACGCACCCTCTAACCCTAATGACCGCACCTACTATGGTCGTGACTACACGACTAAGTTGGACTTGCTGAAGAAGAACCTCAAGGTTCTCAATATGACCAACCAAGAGGAAGTCAATGCCTCCACCTACAATACGGTAATGGAACTCCTCTAATGGAAAATGACCTGAGTATGTCTAAGTAAACTGCTCAAGCCCCCTATGTGAAGCGTCTGGATAGATTGCTGGTAAACATAGGGGGTTTCCTTTTGGGCGAGGGCGGCGCCCCGATCAGTCGCCATGTAACAAACAGGTTACGATGTTACGAAAACAACCCCTAGAGGTTGTAAATGTCAGTGGTTGCTGTCATACTTAGGATATGGAAAAGAAAATGGGAACATACTTCATCGTTAGCGGTGAGTCGTATTATGTGCGAGCCAATTCTGAGGAAGAGGCTGAGGCTGTTTGGAATGTCGGCATGGGATACCTTGACGCTTCTAACTACCCAGAATTTGATATTGAAGAAGACCCCTTCGAGCGTATCGAATATGGAGAGGCATACACCACGGTTGAGTCTATCGTAGACTTCAGTGTCAGTGGCTAGTGTTAGACTTAGAATAACAACGAAAGGGAAAAGAATGATTGACAAGGCTTTTGGACTACAAGAGGCAGTGCGTAACGCTGTCTACTCAGATGGTGTGCGACTGTCGGCACTAAACATTCTTCACGGTCACCAGATGATGAACGAGGAAGAAATGCAAAAGGCACTAATGGAACTTGTCTCAGAATTGGCAAGTGTGTCGTCCTTCTTCACAGTACAGGTTTTGCTGTCGGAGGATGAACAGAACGAATTGGCAGACACGATTGATATGCTTCAGGGAATGGGGAACAACTAATGATGGACTTTGAGAACATAAACATTGAGATGAAAGACCTGCCACCTGTACCTAGTGATGGCGACCTTGGTATCGAGACGGCTCTGGCTAATCGTGTCAACGACCTGACTAAGGAACTTGAGGTAGTCAAGGCTAGCAATGACGACTGGCGTGAGCGTTTCGGCAAAGAGCAAAACAAGATTTATGAGATTCGTAACAACCTTGGGGAACTTCTCAAGACACAGATTGAGCACGAACTAATCACCAACACTGGTGCTAAAGAGATTGCTGAACTGGTCGGTATCGAACTGACCAAGACGGTTACCGTCACTGGCTCGGTATCATTCCAAGGAACCATTGAGATTAGTATCTTCGATGACACTGATGAACTTAGTCAGTATGACATTGAGGTAGACCTGAACGTTAGCCACGACTACGACTCTCTGAACAACTTCGACTATGATGTAGAGTCTATGGAGTTTGAGGAAGAGTAGGCCATTAAAGCTAGGGTGGGACCTTGTTAATTCCTTTCTTAGCTCCCATCCTATAGACCTGGGCATGTCTTTAAAAGGCCCTTTCTCATACCCTGCGAGGGCGGCGCCCCGATCTGCGAATGTAACGTTTTAATTACGATGATTAAGAAAATGTCCCCAAAGCTTGTAATTGTCGGTGGTCTGTGTCATACTTAGATAAGTAAACAAACCGCTAACGAAAGGCACGATATGTCACACGAATTGGAAAAGGGCGAGAACGGCGAGGTTGCTTTCGCATCGTTCCGTGAACCTGCTTGGCATGGTCTTGGGACTGTGTTCGAGGAAGAAGTAAAGACCGCAGATATGCTGAAGTTGGCACATCTTGACAACTGGAATGTTCGCCTTGAGGAGATTCCTATCCCTGACGGCTTTGTCTCTGACAAGACTAACTACTTTGTTGCTCGCACTAACCCATTCAACGACAAGCAGAATGACATTCTCGGTATCGTTGGTGAACGTTACAACACTCTTCAGAACGAGGACTTGTTCACATTCGGTGACAACCTGCTAGACGGTGGTGGACGCTGGGAGACTGCTGGCTCTATCAAGGGTGGTCGTGTTGTGTTCGGTGCTCTTGCTCTTGAGCGTGAGACTGTGCTTGACCCTAACGGTGTAGGCGACAAGGTAAACACTTACCTGTTGGTAAACACCTCTCACGACGGTAGCGTATCCATTATGGCTAGCATTACCCCTGTGCGTGTCGTGTGTGCCAACACTCTGAACATGGCTATCGGTAGTGGCACAGGTCACTGGCGTAGTGCTAAGCAGTCGTTCAAGATTCGTCACACTCAGACTGCTGAGGGTCGTGTTCACGAGGCTCGTGTTGCTCTTGGTCTTGCCAACGAATACATGGACGAGTTTGACAAGATGGCACAGGCTATGATTGAGACTGAGGTCAGTAACGACACATTCCAAGATATCATTCGTGAGGTCTACCCCATGCCTGAGAAAGACGCTAAGGGTGCTATGTCCAAGTGGAACACCAAGCTGGAACTCATTGAGGACATCTACAACGGTCAGTTCAACAACACGATTTCTGGAACGGCTTGGGGTGTGCTCAACGGTATCACCGAGCGTCTTGACTGGTATCGTGCTGGACGCAAGGGTAACAGCGAGTCTGTCCTTGCCTCTGCCTCTGGCTTTGACCCTGCTATGAACGCTGAGAAGAATCGTATCCTTCGCATTGTTCAGAACATGACAATGGCTTCCTAGTCGGTCAGTCACTGCCTCCCTTCGGGGAGGTGGTGGCGGCGCCGATCCTTTCTATATATAAATAGAGAAACATATAATTACGATTACGATAGTGTAACAAAACTCCTGGGAAGTTTACATTGTCAGTGGCCTATGTCATACTTGAGGTATGAATGAATTTGAGAAGGCTATGCAGATTGTACTGTCAGAGGCTCTTGCTAGACTAGAGTCAATACCAGATGAAGAAATCGAAAGGTTGTATATATCCTAATGGGCATTTACTATGTTAAGACTGTTGTAGAGTTTTCTGGTGAGGTTGAGGCTGATACCGCCGAGGAAGCAGAAGCAATGGGCTGGAAGTGGGAAGACGAACTCATGTATGACGGAGTGTATTCTATCGATGTAGAGGAATTGGAGTCTGATGAAGATGACGATGAGAGTTAAGCCTTGTGTTGATTGCAACATAATGATTGACGCAGATGTATGGCAAGAAGAATTAGGTATGTGTTTAGATTGTTCAAACAAGTATTGGAGTCACGAAGATGAGTAGTTACCGAGTTAAGGTTGAGCAGACCAGTTACTGTGTTGTAGATGTAGAGGCCGAAGATGAGTTTGACGCTGAGTCTGTAGCAATTGAGATGTGGGGCGACGGCGACCTTGATGGATTGTTCCAGCACGATGTTCAGATTATCATTGAAGACTAGGAGTAATAATGGCTAAACCAAAAGCAAGCGACCAAACCTGGAGACGTATCTATCACTCGCAGGTTGCGGAGGTATTCGAATCAGATACCGAGAACGACTACTACAAGGTAGTACTAGAAGGACAACGACCTAAGTATTTATATGGTGAGTTAGCATTTCAAAACTACCAGCGTATTGTGCATGACTATGAGATGAAGACTATTTACTCACAAGACTACTCAGTTTACAAAAAGTATGAGTCCGTGGTAAAATAGAATATGACACCTACTATTTATACTAAACCCAACTGTGTACAGTGTGAGGCAACCAAGCGTTACTTTGATAACAAAGGTGTAGCCTACACTACCGTCGATATTACACAGGATGCGGACGCACTCGATCGACTTATTGAAGAAGGATTTCAGGCTGCACCTGTAGTCAATGCAGGAATAGACTGGTGGAGTGGATTCCAACCAGACAAAATAGATAAGTACATCTCTGACTATTCGTAATGTCAGACCCTAGTGGTAAGGTGATAACATGGAAACAATTATAGACCTCACATACGAGGAATGGATAGAGCAGTACAAGCCACACCTAGATTTCGAAGGTAGCCCTATAGCCTACGAAACCTATGGTGACGACTATGACTACATCGCAGATATTGACAATGAGTATATTTGGACATGGACAGACGGTGGTGACTACAGTGTAATCACTAATGGTTTTAGTTATGTTAATCGACTCAACTACTATGTTTGTACCGTGCCGTCAGACACCAATAAGATTATTCAGATAGATATGTATGTCATGACACTGTGTGACATGGGTAATCACATCTGGGTAGACCATGAGCGATACGACGGTACGCCTGTAATTAT